TATCTTAAACACCGATTCTATCGCACTTCATTATGAGTGAATTGTAAAGAAACGGTGTTTTTCTTTTATACACAGAAATCTACGTGTTATATTATACGTGTAGATAGTAGCGGACTACTTTAGTGTCCAGATCGAAGTGTGTAAAACTCGGCAATTTATACATGGATGCTTACGCCAGAATGAGTAGTGAAGTAATATAACAGTTTCTCGTTATGTTATTTAATGCTATCTTTCTGGCGTTTTTTATTAAAAGCGGATCTGCATACAATACGTTGTCACGTGAGATCTAACAAAAACAAGGAGGCTTATATGGCCATTTTATCAGACGCAAATATAAAGACTTCCAAAGAAGCATTGTTACCGTTGCATAATTTGCAAAACGTTAACACTGTTATTGGAATGCTCTACGACAAAGATGGTGTGTATCGTGCTGGGTTTGATCCCAACATTTTTTACAACACAATTTTGATCGACTCTCTCAAGTACGGTGAGGAAAACTACGTACACTTAGCAGCTGCTGAAACGTTAACGATTCGCAGAGGCGACACTGTTGCTCGTTTCCGTCGTTGGGCTGGATTAACTCCAACCTTGACTCCTTTAAAGGAAGGTGTTCCACCTGCTCCAGACAAACATGCTTACGAAACTATTGAAGTTGGTAACGTGTTCTCGTTCGGTCGCTGGTCAGAATATACTGACAAGTTAGACTTAAGTATTGTTAACGAAGTACTTGCTGAACGTTCAGTTCAATATGGTGAAGTTGCCAACCAAACCAAAGAACTGTATGCTCGTAAGACTTGGTTAGCTACCCCAAATGAATTCTTTGCCGGCTTTAAAACAGGCTTTAATCAATTACATTTTGGTGATGAAATCCGTTTAGATGATCTTCGCTTCTTAGTATCACGTATGAAACGCATGATGGTTAAACCTGTCGGCGGTAAATTTATGTATGTGTGCTCACCAGAATTTATTAATGGATTAATCGATGACCCACGTGTTAAACAATATATGGAAATCGAACAAACCACTGGCAAACTTTGGACGACTGGTCAACAATTCGACATGTTTGAATTGTCCTTTGTCCCAACGATGTTAGATGAATTTGCGTATCCTGATGTTGAATTCCCAGGTGTCTATGAAAAAGCAGACGGTACTGAAGTTATCCGTTTATACGCAGTTGAACCAATTGCTCCAGTTAGTGGTAACCCTACTAGCACGATTTGGTACTTAGACATTCATCAAGACTTTGTTGTTAGCACGGGTGTTAAAGCTAAGTCTAATCTTGCTGGTACTTCGTATCTTAAAGATGGATCGGCTATTGACGAATTAATTAAGTGGGAAATTCCTACTGGTACAGTTGCTACTAATTTAGTATTAGCTGCTCAAGATGTCACTGCAACTGTGGTGTTATCCGCAACAGATGAAGCAGTAGCAGCCACTGCTGTTCTTAAAAAGCAAACCCGTACGATTAACGCGCTCACTGGCGTTGTGACGTATGGTGCTATTGAAGCTGGTGCATCTGGTGATTTAGCAAAAATCAACGGATACATTGATGCCGGCGAATTTATGCAACTCCCAATCCACCGTGGTATTTTATTTGGTGCAGAAGCATTAGTGAAGTTAACCATGGAAGGTGTGTCTGACTCGCCAAAAATTATTATTAAAGCGTTAGGTTCATCTGGTGTCGCTGACCCAATCGACCAACGTCAATCTATTGGTTTCAAAGTTGATGGTTTTGGATTAGCAATTAAGCGTCCTGAAGCTGTTGTTGTAACTTTCGGAATCCCACGTTATGCTGAACTTGCTGCATTAACTGAAAAAGTTATCAACAAGAACTACGCACCAAACTTCTTAACTGAAGCTGAAGCGTATGAACAAAACAATCCTAATTCAATTGGTATTGATGGCGCAGGTAAGTTACGTGTAGATGGTGTTAACCGTGGTGGTTTGGCTGGATCGCCAAATATCGCAGGTGTTAATGCTTATAAATTTTATGCAGCGGGTCTTGCTTATGCAAAAGGTGCAGTCGTGTTACACCCAATTACAGTTGAACTAAAGCAAGCAAACGGTACTTCATTTGCAACCCCACAATACTCAACTGAAGTTAAAGCGTTTGTGTTTAAAAAAGCTATCACTGCTGGAAACAACGCTCTTGGAAGCGCACCAATCGATACAGTTGATGGAAAATTCAAAGCAATCCGTGCTGAATACTTAAAAGAATTTGTCGATACGCTTGAACAAGATGTTCTTGGTAACAAGGGTACTGGCAACGACGAAGGCTCTAACGTAGAGTAGTTCGTGCTATAATAACCTTACGGTGTATAGGTTAACCGTATCTCTTAAAGAAAGGAGGCAGCACTCAAATGGCTAAAGACACATTTGAACTAACATCCAGTCTTATTAAAGGTGTTGAAAGTGTTGAGATGGAAGCACGGAATAACGATATGAAAATATTCCGCGAATCTAATCTTAAATACTCAATCTCACCGTTATATGCTCGTTATGTTGGTGAGTCTATTACTGTGGCGTTTAATGGTAACTTTAAAAAGTTCCCAACAGATGGTACCGAATTCTCGTTATCACGCGGACACTACAATGCGTTGTTGAAGTATCTTCATCACATTGATCGTCAAATCCGTATTGCTAAAACCACAGCTAAGTTCATGGATACCCAAGCATCTGGCGACTTTAAAAAGATGTAGTTTGTAGACAAATAGTAAAAAAGACCACTGCATTGATTGCGGTGGTTTTTTTATGCTATAATTGTTTTTGAACATGGCATTATTATTTCCAAGAAAACCAGCTATCTTTAACAGAGGACAGCTTAGAGTAGCAAATATATACAGCAGACCTGCTCTGGCTCCTTATTACAGTGGAGTAAGAGGCTTTGGTCAAGCACGTAGAACATCAACACAGTCTTTTGAAGACACGTTACGAAGCTTTGCAACAACACCATTTGCAGTAAATAGTGAAAGCTATATGGATATGATCCGTGAACGTTATGGATTTAGTGATAAACAACTACAAAATACATTAGGCGTTATTGGTGGAGTCGTTGGAGCAGGTACTACTGCTGCTATACAAGGTGGTTTATTTTTAGGAACTAGAGGTGTTCCATTATCAACTAGTAGAAGACAAGCACAAAGTCTTGTTGGATTTAGACGTTATACTCCTTTACAAATTAAAAACATAACTGAATATAATACGCAAGCAGTAAAGGTAGCTGAATCAGTTAAAAATTTAAACACAGCTAGTGATGCTAAAAAAGCAGCAGAAGAAATATTAAACAAAAGTATTGATGATTGGAACAAAGTTAAATTTAAACCTGATAAAGATGCAGCTAAAAAAGCAGCTAAGAAAGCTAAAGATGTTGCACAAAAAAATGTAGATAATGTTATTAAAACTTTAGACAATGTACAAAGTGTTAGCAATGCTACTAGAATTGCCGGTAAAGAAGCTGCAGAAAAACTTAGCAAAGTTGGTATTACTTTAGCTGATAATGTTGTTGAAGCTGGTACATCTATAGGTCGTAAAGCAGCAGGTATTGCTCCTTATTTAGGTATGGCTGCAGACGTTGCTTCTTTAGGAATATCAGCGACAGGTCTTATACAAGATATTAAAGCAGGTGATGTAGGTAATACAGTTTTATCTGGTGTAGAAACACTTGGTGATCTTACAGCTGTTGTTGGTAACGTTTTAGAATATACACCATTACAAGTCCTTGGAATTGGTACAGCTGTATCTGCGATAGGTGCACTTGTTTCAACTGGTGTAAGTGCAATGCGTGTTGGTTTTTCTATAGGTGAATCTATTGGACGTTCATTAAGTCCATCTGGTTTACAAGCTCAAGCATTATTTGCACAAAATGTAGGCGCTAATATTGCAGCACGCCCTGTTTCTACTCTTGCAGCTTTGACAGCACAAATAGCCATTCCATATATTATTGGTCGTGTTGGTGCTAAATACCAACCTAAGTTTATTGATGGGTTATTAAATAAAAGAAGTTCACTAGGTAACCGTTTGTTATACGGTATACCTTCTTTTTTAGGAAATAATGTAATTGGTAATCAAGTCCGCGCTGGTTTAACTATGTTTATATCACAAAGTATTGCGCCGGTATTTAGAAAAGTAGATGAGTTGTTACCAACATATGATCCAGAAGGTTCAGATTTTGTAGCAGCTATTTCATTGTATGGAGATTTACAAGATAATCTTTACGGAGCAACAAGAACTAAATCAATTCTTTTAGGATTAGCTGATAACGATCCTAACGCTAAACGTGACGCGTTAGCACGTGCATGGGGATACAGTGAAAAACCAGCTTATGTTTTAACTGCTGCAGATATTGTTGAAAAAACAGATATTTTAAAAGATGCACCTTCTATTGTTAAATCTGTACTAGGTGTTGTAGGTGAAATTGTTTTAGATCCCCGGAACTTTGATGAAATGGTTCAAGGAAAAGTAAAACAAAAACGAACTGAAGTTGTAAGTAGATTTATAGAAAAAGAATTACAACGTGTAGAAATAGGTAAGTTATCTGAAAATAAAATAGTAAGTGTACCTGGAAATGTAGGAATGCTTGTTGATTCAAAACAACGTGGTATTTTTAGAGATACACATACACCTAAAACTCGTGGTTTAATTATTGGAGCTGTTAATGCTTACTTTCAAGGTGGAAAAAAAGCCTTAACTAAATATCTCACGGAACAAAGTATACAAACTTATAAAGGTATTAAAGTAGGAGATATTAACGCGCAGATTACTAAACAAGTTGATGTAGTTAAAACTTTAATAGACAGTGTTATTGATGGTACATACGTAAGTCCTTTAACTATTAATGGTGTTACTGGTCGTAGTTTAATTCAACAAGCTAAAAAACAACACGCTACTTTAGTTGAATATGAAACAACAGGTAAGATGCCTGCAGGTATTAAAAAACAAGAAATTGATAAAATGCAAAAGTTTATCGGTTTAATTGGGAGTCGTTACGGTTCTTATGACATGGATATTGTCGGTAAGAAAATGATTAATGATTTAAAAGTAAAACCTGACGTAAATCAAATACAAAAATATTACGATGCATCTGATGCATTTTCAAATTATATGGACTTAACAGATAAATTAAACGCTAGTTTAATATTTGTTTTAAATCCTATTGGTCGTTTAATTCAAATGGGTGAAGGTAGATTTTTGCGTTGGTTTAATGAAAGTACTCGTAAAGATATGAACACGATTAAAAATCGTATGGTTACTTTAGAAACAATTAAAGAAGTTAAAAAAAATTTACAAAACGTACCTACCTATGATGCTTTAAAAAAACTTGTAGGAGACGAAACTGATGAAGAAACTATTATTAAAAACATTATTGCACCTAATAGAAAGCTTACACGTTCAGAAGAATTATTAATAGAAGACATTAAAGAAAATCTTAAAAACGATAAAGAACTTCAAAATATTAAAAACAATTTTGACGCACAACAAGAATATTTTACCAGGCTTACTGACCAAGTTAAAAAACAATTACAAGCATTGGAAGACAATAGAAGTAAGTATGCATTTAGAACTATTGATTATAAAATAAACAATAGTACGATAACTATTGATAATAGTAACTACAGTGAAAAGTATAAAAGATTACAAGATTTAAGAGCATTACCTAATCCTACAAAAGATGAATCACAAGAAAGAACTGCTTTAAGTGCTGCATTTGTTGATTATGAAATGGCTATTAATAATGTTGAAATATATCAAAAATATGTAGAGCATTACCAAGCAGTTCTTAATGTTTTAAACTTAGCTTCTATTAGAGCAGATGATTATACTTTAAACGTACTTCAAAGTTTGTTTGCATTCAAAGCATACTTTAATACATTAGTCCCTCAAAAAGCTACAGACAATCTTAAAAATGAATTTAATAGACTTGATGCTAGATTAACCAAAGTTAAAAAAGATTTAGAAGATGAAGAAGATATTTTAAATAATAAAAAGAATGGTTTACTTTTAAAGAAACAAGAGTTTGAAAAACAATATAAAGCAGATTTTTTAAAAACAGATGTTGACTATCAAGCTTTAATCAAACGTGTTAATGACACTCAAACAAGAATAGCTGCATTAAAAACATCTGAAGATGAAGTAAATAAAAAGATTGATGTTAATAAAAAAGAACTTGCTGATTTGCAAAAGTTAATTAGAAACGGTAAAAAAGATCCTGTTAGTCTTATTAAAGGTTTTGATCCTGTTAAATTTGAATTAACAGTTAAAACTTTAAATGAATTACAACGTGTTAATTTATTAAATGGGATTCAATTTCAAATTACAGTTAAAGATAAAGACGGAAATGAAACAAAAGAAAACGTAAATGAAAAAATTACTCAGGCATACTTTATTAAAGTGTATGAAACAGGTAATGAAATTAAAGAAGTAGGTGTAGTTTTAAAAGATAATTTTGAGTTACAAATTAACAAGTTATTAAATACTTTATTAGGTAAAAATGTATTTGAAGATTTATTAAATTATAATCACAAACATTTTAATTTAGATTTAAAAACGTTTAAAGATCTTACACCACAAAATAAAGTTAAAACAATCGTTGCGTATATTAATGAATCTAATCTTAAACAGGAAGATAAAGACAAACTATTAGAAGATAAGACGTTACGTAAAGCTATTGTAACAATGGAAACTATAGCTAGAACTAAAGTAGGTTCTACAACATTTTATGCTTCTAGTCAAATATCTAGTGATCTTTTATACCGTTATGTAATGCAAGAACAGATGAAGTTATATAAAGATGGTGCTGATCCAAAGGAAAATAAAAATCCAATTATACAAGCATTTGTTAAAGCTGCAGAAATTATTAAAAATTTAGACGATCAAGTTGCAAAAACTACAGGTAAAATAGATGAGTTTACCCAAGCTACCTTAGAAGAACTTCAAGGAAGATTTGAAACTTCTTTAAAATACACACCTATCTACCGGTATGTTAAATCATTTTTATACAACTACTTACAACACGATAAAAATAAGTTAACTTTATTTAAACGATCAACGATTAGTGAAATACTTCCCGATAACATTGAAGACTATGATATACAAAAAGCAGTAAAAAATGAAAGAATTGCTAATAATATTGTTAATAATTTTTTAGAATCTGACTTTACTAGAACCTTATTAAATCCGTTAGATTTAAAAAGTTTAAGAGAAGCTTCTATTGTTAGATTTAAAATGAATGTGAACGCTGTTTTAACTGAAGAAGAATCTAGGTTAAAAGACAAAGTAATACAAAGATTTAACAAAGCAGAAGATGAACGTATTATACATGAGTTAGAAGAAAAAGAAGTTAAGTCTGTAACAGATGAAGCTGCTAAAGATGACGCACGTTTAAGTCCAGAAGAAAAAAGAAATAAAATATTAGAAAAAATTATGCAAGATAAATACGGTCCTACTGAAGTTAGGACTCAGTTATCTTTAGACATTGTAAGTTTGCCTGCTACTAAAGGTAAAGGAACCGGTCGTTTTGCTAGATCAAAATTAGTTGAAGGTTTAGTGAATAATAGAAATTATATTATTTTGCCTGATTATTTACAAATACGTTTAAATATGTCTTTGTTTCTTCGTGGCAAAAAAGATGTAAACATTTATGAATATTTAAAAGAAAACAATCGTAGCACTGTAGAGTACGAAGAAGCTGTTGGTGCTTTTAGTTATAAGCTAGCGTGGTTATTTATAAAGTATCCTGAAATTATTAAATTTAAAGACATAGATACAAGTGGAAATGTTGAAGACATAGCTAAACGTATTACTGCTGCATATTTAAAAGACGGTAATGTTGATGTTCAGATTAAAATGGAAGATAAATTTAAAAAACAAGTACAGTATACAAAATTATTTAAAACGCTTTTATTTAAACAAGTTGGTTCTTACTTAGGCAAAGGCGCTTCTACTGCTGATATTAAAAACTGGTTGCTAGACGCAGCTACAGATCAAAACAAAGATGATGTTCTTAAAAATTTAATTTCTAAAACAAACTCTCAATTACACGGTATATTAAATCGCAATAAAAAAAGTATTATAATGTTTAGTACTTTAACTGATGCTATTGTGGATTTAAGAGATCTTGAGCTTAGTTTAAAAACAAGTATTGACAAATATACCGCTGAAGCCAGTCCTTCAATTAGAATACAAGCTATTCTTAAATCAAAAGAAATTCAAGAACTCTTTAAAGACTTAGCTACTGCTAAAGCAGATAAAAATCCAAATGAATATAGTCATATATTTTTTAAAATTTTGCACGTAGTTAAAGACTACTATACAGAAGATTATGCTACAAAAATTATTTTAAAAAGTTTCGATGGTTTTGAATCTTTAGAATTAAAAGATAATGAAATATACTTTAATTTTAAGGTTAACAATAAAGTTGTACAATACTCTGTGTTTGACATGATATTTATTCACGGTCTTTCAAGAACTGACTTTAACCGTTTTGTAGAAACTGTTGGGTTAAGAACAGCTGCATCTAAAACATCTAATCAAGTTAAAGATCTTATCGCAGCTGCGTTAGCAAGCTACGATATGTTGATTGAAGAGTATGGCAGCCTGTTAACTAATAATGCTTTTAGCATCAGTAAAGAAGTATTTATGAAACAAGAAGGAGCTACAGAAGAAATTTATAAGTTATTTACAGATCCTGGTGTAACCGAACTAAGACAACGTTTACGTTTAGTAAATAATATTTTTGAACAAGATTTAAATACAAATCAAATAGATTTTAATATGTATTATGATAACCGCTATCGCAGTTACAGTTTATATATTGATAATGCACTTGTTAAATACAACGATGATCTAACAAGTGGTAAACCTGTAAATCCTAAATTTGTATTTTATGCCTACGATAAAGATGATAATAAAAAAGAAATGTTTGCAATAAGTCTTACCAATAAAAATGGTAGTCTTAGAAATAAAAACACTTTACTGCTATTAACTTTACTTCAGTTAACACAGTTAAATGCTGATGAATTTAAAGGATACAGTATTAAACGTCCAGATGATGGTATACGTCAACAAGTATTTATTAAACCCGAAGCTATTAAAACTATTATTAAAGATATATTTTTTAAAGATTCTAAAGCTGTTAAAGGTAAAGCACAAAATACTAATATTGTTAGACTCGAAAAGTTTGTTAAAGAATTAAATGAAGACCTAAAAGAATACCAAAGTAGAGAAGGTATTGATAAAGGATCTGTTATATATAAACGTACTGTTAATATGTATAAGATACGAAAACAAAACTATAATGATTTAATTAAATTTTATAAAGAAATTAATAGTAAAATTACAGTAGATCCTTTTAATAAGTTTGATGTTATTTTAGAAGATATGATTAAAGATCCAGAAGTAGCTGAACGTTATTTTAATAACGTAGTAAATACAGATGGTGATGATTTTGCTTTAGCATATAACAAAGCAGGAGAACCTAAACTTTACCGTACTAAAGATATACCTGATTACAAAGATAGAAATGATGGTAAAGGTATTCCTACGCTTAACGTTTTATTAATTAAAGCTTTAAAAAATAATGATTCTAACTTATTATCCTTAATGCAAGATCGTGTTGCAAAAAATGAACAAGTAAAAAATGTTGACGTACGTATTGTAACAGATGATGGCAGTGCGGTTGTAGTTGTTCCTGATAAAAACTGGAGTTTTGATAATACTAAATCTATTTCAACCGTTTTAAAACGAGTAATGAATAACAATTATGAAACTGGAGAAAGAGATGTTATTGAAGTTTACGTATTATCTGAAAGTAAATACGCTGAAATACAAGAGTTAGGAAAGCTTAAACAATCTGATGTACCTACTATTGATATACATAAAATAGATGACGATAACATTGTACCTATACCCGATATCATTAACGTACAAGGTAACAAAGTTATTGTAGATTACTGGTTAGACGATATTAATTTAGTATTTAAAGAAAGTTTAGACACAAGCAATAAAACCTCTGCCTTTGAAGTACTTAAAAAGTTAAGTGAATTTTATGCTTTACGTTATAGTAAAAAAAATCTACAAGGATTTGTACCTATTTTAAAAGCTTATGGTAACGGTGTTAACTTATTTAATACACAACCATTTCAAAAACTTGTAGAAAGTGCAAAGTTAAATACTATATTTTTTGACTTTTATAATTTAATCGGAGAAGAAGATTATGATATTCATACAATTGGTGTTAACTTTTTTAACAGTAAGTTTATTAATGCAGACTATAATTTAAATAATATTGAAACAGATTTAAACGCACAATTAGTACAACGTTTAAAAAGTAGAGGTTTATTTAATAAGATTGTTAATGCTTTACAGTATCTACAAAATGAATATGGAAGAAGTCCTTTATTAAATAAATTAAATTACTTTAATATCTTAACTCCTGATAGCATTTCAGAATTATTAAAACTTAAAAATTCTATTTACGGTATTGTTAAATACATTGAAAGAACAAACAACACGGCTTATCAAAAAATTGTACCTATTATTGAAAAGCATATACAAACATCTTTAAGTGATGAAGTATCTTCTTCTAATATAAAAACATTTAATGTACTATACAATGAAGTAAATCAGGTATTTTACAGTGTTTTAGATACTGCATTTAAAGATCCTTATAAAAAAGAATACGACCCAGTTAAACTATTTGATGGTGTAAAAAATAATATTTACGCCGGCTTACAGGGTTTAAGTGTATTAAACGCACAGCAGTATTATTTAAAAACACTACATGATTTAGTAAATGCTGCTAAAAGAAGACATTATGTATTACATAAAAAGTATAAAAACAATAGTATTAACTATTTAAATTTTACAAGTATTAGAACACTATTCAGAGATTTTAATAATCGTAACATCAATAGTGAAACTCTTTACAAGAAATTAAAAGAACTTTTTGTTGTACCAGAAAAAGTAAAAGAGTCTATTTATGCTGTTGCTACAAAAATATATGAGCAAGAAAAAAATAAAAAAGATGGTTATACAAGCGCTGAACGTATTGCTGATCATTTAATATATGGTTATATTATTAAATCTTACTTAGTGTCTATTAAACAATTCATGGATAGAAACATTACTAACGAATTAGATGGTTATAATAATGTTGATTATCTTAATTTATTAACTCATAACGAAAGTTTATTAAGAATTAAAGAAAAAGATAATAGTATTACAGCACAGGAAACTATTCTTTTAAAAGAAATAAGAGCCCGATTAAAAGCTTCTAATATAATTAAAGACAACGCTGTAAGATATACCTATAACAACGAGCATTTAATTTATAAAGGTAATGATACATCAAAAATGTTTAGTTACGAAGCACCTGATGCCGAGAAAGTTAAAAAGCAATTAGCAGAAAATAAATTAGATCCAGTTGAAAACATTAAAATTGATGAATATATTAGTCAATATGTTTTAAAGAAATTTGGGTATTCTTTAGATAATGCTGATCGTTTATCGTTAACAGATTTAGCAAGTGATGTTATTTTAACTGCAACAGAATACTTATATTCTAAAGAAACTAAAGAAACTAAACGTTATGTATCAGAGTTAGGTACACTTGAAAAAACAATTAATAAAACAGATACCCTTAAAAAAGAAATGATTGCTAAAGGTTTTACAGAAGCTCAAATAAGAGTAATGTTTGACGTTGGAAACGCTAATATATCTACTGGACGTATTATTACAGACACAAGTGAATATAAAAAAATGTTAACTGATAGCGATGACTTAACTAAAGAAACAATTAATTTATTTATAAATGAAGTATCTGCTATAAAAAAAGGTACTTATAAAATTAAAAAAGTTGAACTAAGTTATAAAGAAATTTATGAAGTTCATACATTAGACTTATTAGAAAACAGTAAAAAGTTCTTAGATTATTTTAAAGATGTTATTAGAAACTATAGTGACGATACTGATACCGAAGAAATTGTTAAGGTTATGAATAAGTTCGGCATCACTAGAAGTGAAGTGTTTTCTATATTAGAAGGTGAGTATGAAGATATCTCTCACTTTATTAACGCGCATGTAAAAAATATAGAAACTGCTAAAAAAGATAAGTTGTCTACAGAAGACTACACAAAAGCTACTGTTTTAATGTTGTTTATTAATTATCATAAACAACAATTTATTGAAAATAAATTAAATATAAAAGATTATGGTTTAGATGCAGATAAAATTAAACAAGTTTTATACTATGAAAAATTAAGAGATAAAAATAATTTCTTAAATTATAAAACAATTAACATGAATGATGTTTTAGGTGACGGTAATGCTATTACTAATAGTATTAACTTTTACTTTAATAAAGGATTTGTTACTTTAAGAAAAATAAACTCAAGAGTAACTTTTTTAAACGATCGTTTACAACGTATTATACTTGATGGCACTAATTTAAAAGATAATGATGAGTACACTGGCACGCGTCATGGGATTATTTATAAAGAAAATAATATTAAAACAGTAGCTACAGAAACTCAACGCACATTATACGAACCTTTATTTAGAGAAGGTGAAGCCGGTTTTGTTGGTGGACGTATGTATGAACTTATGTTGATGCGTAAAGACTTTGTTTTAGATATGATGGCAGAAAACTCATCTAAAACAAAAGATGTAGGAAGTTCAAACGTTTTATATAATTCAATAAGAAACAACTTTACTGATGTTTTAGCATTTATTAAAAAAGACTTTAAACCTTACGAGTTTATAAGAGTACGAGACGTGGCAACTGCAGTTGGTTTATTTTTAAAAGAAAAGAGTGCTGTTAATTACTTTATTGAACAGTATAACTATTTAGTATCAGAAGCTAAAAAAGAATACATCGTTAATAATTCAAGTTCTAAAAAAAGTCCTGATGTATTGGCAGATGAATTTGATGCAGAGTTAGCTAAACGTGTTAAACAAATTATTAGTATATCTGATAATAACAATAAGATTGTTGAATTTAATGACAGTAATATTAAAGCTGTTATAGGATATATTTTTACTGCCCGTTTTGTAGACAGTAAAGACATACCTGAAATTCAAAATAAATTAGCTGCAAGTATTAAAGATCAACTTAAGACTGATCTTCAGTATAAAAACTATAAGTTTAAAACTATTACAAGTGTTATATATCGTATCATTAAAAGTGATAAAACTAATCTTGAAAAAAAAGAAGAGTTGGCTAAATTACAAGGTAAAACATTTGATCAATTAAGTGTTGAACAAAAATCAATCATTGAAACAGGTTTAAAGATTAATAACTTTATTAATGCTTCCGAAAACTTTTATAATCCAAAACAATGGTATGACACATTTGATGTTGCTTATGGTAAGAAAAATAGAATTGGTGCAGCAACTACAATAAAAATGCAAGATGAAGCAAATGAAGAATTAGAAATAGATGCTTTAGATAAAACTGTTATTAAAATGCAAAGTTCTTTAGATACAAGTACAGCAAATGCCAGAAGATTAGATAGGCAAAATACACTGTTTACTATTAAAGATGCACCAAGTCATTATGTTTATGATGCTGTTAGACCTTTAAATATACCACAAGATATTAATGATCAAGCTGACTTAGCTACATTTATTTTACAAGAAAAATTAGTGGAAGCAGATCAAAAAGTAAAAGAAGAAGAAAAAATTATTAAAGAAAAGAAACTTGAATTAATTAATAACTTATTTAAACTTTATCCTGGTTTAAGAAACTTCTTTTTAGACCGTGCAGAAAATAAAATTAATCTTGAATTAGGTAAACAACAACTTAGATTAGACAAACTTAAAAATGAATATGAATCAAAAATTGTTAAAGAATACGAAGCTTATTTAAAAGATGATCTTGAAGTTAAAGCTATTGAAGCTACTAAAGAATTTAAAATATACAAATTATTAAATGAAGAATTTGAATACTTTATAAAAACAAACACACCTGCTAATGTTATTTTTGATACGTTGTTTGATTTTTACAAAGATGAACTAGCAGTGTACGAAGTTAATAATGTTAAAGATTTATTTAATATTTATAAAGATATTAACAATAAAAAGATTATAGATAAACTAAATGCTTTAAGAGATCAAAGAGATGCTCGTGGTAAAGGTTTAAAAATAACAAGTAAAAAATTTACTTATGTTTCTTACAAAGATAAACGTGTTATTATTGATGAAAAGATTTTAAGCTTAAAAGAACAAAGAGACAATATACGTCTGGGCGATGTAGATCAAATTGACTTTGCTTTAAACGCATTAACAGAACTTATAACTGACTTTAAAAAAGAAGGTAAAATTGATTTAACCAGAACTTTTGATACTATTGATCGTAAAGATAACTTTAAAGAATTAACAGAAACTGCAAAAGATTTAATTCAAGCCAGACACAATAAACAATTTAACGAAAAAATGAAATACCTTAAAAAAGCGTACATGTTAGTACGTGCTTTTAATATTTCATATGGTAGAGCAGACAGTAAAGACCTTGGTAAAATTACAGAAGATACGCTTATTAAGCCTTTTGTTTTAATTAAAGCTATTGAAAATGAAACAGCTATATTAAAAACGCATCTTGAAAATCTTAAATCTAAAAAGTTAATTAATATTACAGAAGCTATTACATTAACAGAATTAAAAGGTGAGAATGAATTTAAAATTAACTTATACTTTAATACTGTTTTAGAATTACAACTTGTAAAACGTGAATTACAATTAGGCGGGCTATTAACTAATCAAGAAGTAAAACGTATAACAGAAGACACAGAACGTTTGTTTGAAAATATTACAGATCCTTTAGTAGCTTACAATCTTTTAATGAGTGTTGCTCAAAAGAAAGAAAGTTATAGGCCTATTAAGTCTGATTTCGGAAGTAAAAATATAAATATTAATTTATCAGGTTTAACAATAGATCAATTAAAACACGCAGAATCTTTGCTATCAATTGTTAATAATAAAATTAATAACTTATATAATAACAATATTGATGAAATTATTTTAAACAATGAAAAATTAATTAAGCAATGGGAGCTTACAACTAAAGATCTTTTATTAGAAGATGACATATTAAAACGTGTAAAAAAAGTACCTACTATTAATGACTCAGATAATAATAAAAAATTATTTAATAGTTTATATGCTGCACTAGGTGGCCCTACTTTAGATATTAACAATGCTACATTAGAATCATTAATTCGTTTTGTTGCTAATAATAAATCTAGCGGTCAATTAAAACAAGCTAATGAAAATAAAAATGCTATTGTCGGTCAAATAAATGATATTGCTCAAGTAAAAGATGAATTACTAAATGTGCCTAAAGTTCAAAAAAATATAGCTGACTTAAAAGTTTTACTTCAAGAAAAACGAGAAGCTTTATTAAAAATAAGAGCTGAACGTGAAATGTTATACAAAAAAGAACTTGAAGTTGCTGGAGATAAACTATCTAACATTGACGTATTTAAACACTATTATAAAATTAAAGAAGATGAAGAAGAATCTGATGTTATTGATATTGTTTTATCAACATTAAAGTCACGTTATAAGAACTTTAATGTAGATGTTATTAAAAAACAAATTATGTCACGCGGTGATTACGCTTTACACAACTCTATTGTAGACTCTTTAATTACGTTTTTAAATTACATACATCAAAAACCAAATGCTAAAAACTTTGTAGTGGTTGACTTAGAAACTTACAAACAAGACGGACAATTCAAACCTTATCAAATGACAATGATTTACGAAAAGAATGATGAAGTTATTATTAACGATGTATTTATTAACAGTGCTTTATTCTTTGATGGTTTAAATGATGATGGATCTTATAAAGAAAACATGCTTAAGTTTTATGAACAACAAAAATCTATATGGAAAGAACAATGGAAAAACGAAAACTTAACAGAAGAAAATTTTGAAATTAAAGCAAAAGAAAAAATGGACTTGTTAATTACACGTGTAAGAAATGTCAAAAACAATGATAACTTTATTAATACTTTCTTACAACTTATTGGTGATCAAAGTGTAGATATCGTAGCACATAACGGTTATCGTTTTGATTTTAGTTTAATTAAAGATTTTGTTTCACGTGTTGGAGAAAATTTAATTGTAAACGAATACTATCGTAACTTAAGAGAAGAAACAGATGTTAAAAAAATATTTGACAACATAGATAAAACTGATTTAAATGATGATGAAATTACTAAAGAATATTTAGTTGCTTTGCAAAAAGAATATGCTGATACAATTAAACAATTAAATGAACGTTTACCTTTGTTGACCTCACAAGAAGCAGATATTTTTAAGAAACGTTTAAATTTAATTAATAGAAAAACAGCAGAGTTAAAAATAAAACAACGTGTAAGATATGCATCTGAACAAGTTGGCTATATTATTAATGATAATATTCGTAAACAAATTATGGATGTATCTACAGGTTCAATTAAATACATTAACGATTCTTTATTAAAGCATATTAATTCAAAAGATATTATAGAACAAAACAGTATTAAAGAAGATTTAATACTTAAATTTATGGAAGGTATTAGTTTAAATAATAGAAACCCTGCTATTCAAAAAATTATTATTGAGTATGTAGAAAAATTAATTGTTGATGTAACAAACACATATAACCAGTATTTAAGTGGTGCACTAAAAATTGATTACGGTGCAACTAAAGCAGGAACAACAGTTAAAACAGAGATTACATTAGAAGCAATTAGTCAAACAGGCATTAAGTTGTATGAAGAAGGTGATGCTTTAGATGTTAACAAACGTTTAGAATTAATTGATGTTGCAATATTAGCTAATAATAATTTAATAGAAGCTTTAAAGTTAGGTGCTACATCAGATGAAATTGTACTTGCACGTCAAGAAGAACTAGATAAAATAAATAAAACTATTGAAGAAGGTCAAAAATTAATTGTACGTTTACAGCAAGAACAAGCTACTTTAAAAGTTTCTAATGAAGAAATTTTATTAAAGATACTAGATGTTGCACGTAAAATTAACAACAATAGTTTTGGTTATGCTAAAACTATTGGTATTGCTTTAAATAATATTACCGCAAACATAGGTAGTTCTACAGGTCCTAAATCATTGGCGTTGTTTGAAAATCAACAAAAGGTAGCTTTTAATAATCTTCAAAATAAAGTACAAGCTTTATTAAACTTAAGCACAATGTTGAGTAGCAAAGATCTTAGCGAAGATAAATTAAAAAAGACGCTTGAAAAAACAATAGATTCTAGATTAGTTCAAGTATTAGATGGTACATTAAAACCAGAAGATGCTTTAGAACAAATTAATAAAGAACTAAGTATTCTTAATAAAGCTGAAGAAAATATTAAAGACACCGGTGTTGTTGCTTTACTTAAAATAGTTTATGAAGAGTTTATAAAAGATCATACGATTATTTTAAAACAAACTAAAACAGAACTTATTGAATCTTTAAAGAATCTTTTAAATATTAGAGATTACAAAGGGGTTTCAGTTAAAGATGGTGAGATTTTATTTAATAATAAAGTAGCTGATTATAAAACAATTAAAACTATTTATAATGTTATTACTGAAGCTACTGATAATAATCAAAAATTCTTTGAATCTAACACAGCTATTGTTACAAATGTAACAAGACTTTTAAACACCTATGAAGAAAGTTTAAAGTATACAAGTATTAAATTTGACGACTTACTAAAAGATAATTTTAGCAATGAGTTTGAAGTGTTTAAAGCTTTAGTAAACGATCGTTATACAGCTTTACTACAAACAAAAACATTTTTAGAAAACTATAAAGGTGATCGTACCTTAGAAGAAAAGTCAACTGATGCTGTTCTTTTAGTATACAAAGATGTCCTTCATACATTAACTGGTATTCAAGATAATCTTGAACGTATTAAAAATGAATCAATATTAACTTTAATTACGGGTGAAATACCATCTGATAGAATGACTGATGAACAATATGAAGATGTAGCATCACGTATTTTACCACAAGAAGAAATAGACCAAGACAAACTTCTAAAAAAAGAAGGCGTTAAAGTAATGTATGACGATCCTACTAAAGGAAATGATATTAAAGTTTTAAGAACAGTTTCAAATACAGTATTAAGTAAAGTTATTAAAGATGCTACTGACGAAACTAATAATACTTATATTTTTACGGTACTAGATCAAGAATACAATGAAGCAAATAATGTTGTATACAATGCAAAATCAAATACTTTAACTATTAATTTAAAATACGGTTACATTCCTGCACATTTAAAATATTCTGGTGGTACTAGTAAAGGTTTTCAAATACAAGAAAAGAAAATAGAAGTAGCGTTAAACCCTAAAAATAAAAAAGGTTATCAATTTACTGTTAATGAATTAAAAGAATTTATTAATGAAAACAAACACTTCTATTGGCAAGATACTAAGAGTGATAAAAAACTTGTTATTATTCCTAACTTAAAACAAGATGAATTACATTTTTCAGAGGGTAAAGATTCTAGCAAAGATGCAATTAAAGTACTAATTGAATGGATTATTAAAAGTGAAGACAAGTTTGTTAACTTTAAAAAAGATGATACTAAAGCACAAGTAGACGATAAGCTTAAAATTATTAAAGAATTATATGACAGTACTTTGACCCATGAAAAGTTTGCAGGTAACTATAATTATTTACAAGTTATTAACATATCTAAAATTATTAAAAATCAATTTTTTGCAGAACTTTCTTTATATCAATCTAATCAAAAGTTAACAGCAATTAATATAAAAGAAATATATTCAGGTATTTATAACCGTATTACAGCTAAGTACAAAGCACTAGAACCTGGATCCTTAATCAATCAAATAAATTCTGATTACAGTTATGACTATAACTTAGACAGTTTTGATGCTAAATTTTTAGAAGAAGAAAAAATAGATCTTGGATTAAACTCTGACGGTAGCATGGGTGCTGTGCTTAAATATAAAACTAAGTATGATTTTAATTTTCCATTTACATTAATGACAAACTCTATTCGTACAATGCTAAGTGCTAAACATCTTTTAGCTAAGTATACTACAGTAGGATTTCTTAATAATATTTATGGAGATATTAAAGAAAAACAAGCGCCTGGTAAAAAGTTATTAGAAACATTTTTAGCAGACCCTATTAAATATTTAAATAATAAAACAATAAGCGATCAGTTCATACGAAAGACTAAAACGTCTAATACTCAAATTTTTATGCCTAATATTATGTCTGAAAGTTTATACAATGAATATAAAAAAGATTCAATGGTGCACCAATTTGGGGTCACAGTACCTGTAGCTTTTGTTAAAGACCCACGAATTCCTTTAGACGTTATCGCAATTGATGCTGATTGGGCTAGAGCAACTAACTGGGGGCAAGGTAATAAGACTTGGTTAGGATTGCACTACGGCTTTAAAGGAGCTGTAAGATATATACCAAACTTATACAAGACATATGGTGCATACTTTGCTGCATCTGCTGATTCAGTCTTTAGTCGTGGTACTGCTGGTGCTTATGCTGAAATGTTATTTAACTATATCCGTGCTTATTTAATTAAAGAAACTGATAATCGTGGTAACAGTGTTGTACCTGAACGCACTGAAAGTTACTTTAAACTTATTGACGAACACTTACGAAAAGTATTTTTACCTTTAATTACTAAGTCTGGTAAAGATAATATTATGTTAATTGACGGTAAAACAACTTACGAAATATTTGAAGAATTATCAGATGTTATTCAAAGTAAGTTAGGGAACCTGCCAGAATTTACAGGTATAAGTAAAGAAAAATTATATCAAGTTCTTTTATTGAGAGATTATAAAGAAAAAGATATCACCGATTTAAAAGGTATACAAGTTGTTACACCTACAATTGTTAAACCTGCTATTTTTAATCAGAAAGATTTAGACACTGACACAGATCAAAATAAACTACATGAACGTCGTTATATTATTAGCAACTTAACAGAAAGCAAATATGTCAGAGGTTTGTTATACGTTTATGCAGACCATGAAAATACTGCACAAGCGTTGCAAACAATCACTAAAGTTAATGCAGTTGGTAAGTTAATTAGAACTATTGTAGATGGTAATAATAACCCAATTAAAGGTCAGTCTTTATCACCTACAGTAATGAATCAAATATTTACAAAAATTGGTAAAGATAACTTCTTTAAAGTATTTAACCCTGACTACAGTAACTTAAACTTATTAAGTGATGTACGTGCTTTAGGATTTAAAACTGTTATTAAAGAAGCGATTAATCTTGAAAAAGAAGAAGACGTAAATAGTGAAGAAGCTTTTGAAAAATATATAAGTTTATTATCAAAAGCTTTTCAGAATAAAAAAATACATGAGTATGTAAGAAACCAAGGTATTAAATACTTACAACTATTATTGCTTATCCATACTTCTAATAACAGTACAATAGGTTATCAAAAGGAAGTTGAAAAGCTAGTTACTAATACAGAAAGTAACGTCTTACAAAAAATGTATGACGGTAAACAAAGTGCTTATTATAAATCTACGTTTAAACGTTGGGAAGGTATACGACAACAGTATCTTGCTGATGTTACTCTTGACGCCGGTGAAATTAATTTATCTGAATCTGCTTGGAAAGCTATTGAAGAACGTAACCAACGTGATGGTGGTACGTTAATTAAAACTGAAGAGTTAACAAACAAACAAAAAATTAAAGAGTACATTGAAACTGCTTTAACTTATAAAACAGATGAAGAACGTGAAGAGTATTTAAACTCTCGTGGTATTTTTGCAAAAGAAAACGAAGCTTTATATAAAGAATTAAAAGCGAATGTAACAGATGTAAACAAACTTAGTGCACTAATTATAAAACAAACGTATACATATTTACTAGCTGCTCGTTCACCAGTTCAAGATTATGCAGCTGTGCCTGTCTTTAAAGCTATAGGTTATAGTAAATCCTACGCTGCTAATATAAACGTTTATGCATATAACATGATGGGTGCTGATAACGACGGTGATGCTTTAGGTATGGCTTTGTTAAAAATAAATGATGTAGAAGGTCCTGATGCTCCGTTAAAAAATTTGCTTTCTACTGACTTAAATTACTACACTTATGATGAAGAAGTTAAGAAAGATAGTAAAGGTAATGTAATTAATCTTGTGAGCTATCTTGAAAAATCTAATGAAGAAATGTTTGGAAAAGAAGAACTAGATTTAATTAAAAACGAACATAAAGTTGGTAACGTTGATTTAATTAGTTATAAATTTACTCGTAACCAAACAGGTAAAAATACATTTAATAAAGATGTAAGACCTAATAAAGAATATCTAGAAATCGAAGAGTATGTTTTAATTGAACCAGATATACTAGCTCAACTTGGGGAAACAGTTAAGAATACTATTATTGAATTAGATACTTCTAATACTGCTAATTTAAAAGTATACGTAAATGCGCATATTAGAATGACTAATCAAGGCAATGACTTTGCTGGTGTTATTAAAACAATTAATGATTACCAAGACAATAAAAAGGTATTAGAATATTACAATACTAATAAAGAAAACATTGATTTACTTTATACTTTAGAAGCTGCTTTAACACAAAATAAAGTAATGTTTGGTAACGATGTAAAACTTAATAAAGATCTTACTGATGTCTATTTAAAATACTTTACAGAAGAAGAACAAAATATTATTACAAATGATAAAGATCCTGAATTTGCACGTCTTTATAAACGATTTGTTCGTTTTGTTTTAACTAAAAAGATTGAACAATTTACTACAAGCCGTGGTCGTGCTTCTAAAAATGGTGTTAATTACACAGGTAATAAACGTAAAGATCAATTTATATCCTCGTTCCTTTCAATATATCCACGTATTAACTTATCAAAAACAGGTGAGTTTTGGAAATCTATTGGAGCTGCAGCTAACCAAGAAGGCGAAGTTACTATCGCTTCATTATTAAAAGCTATCATAGGTAAAGATGTTACTGATTTAAGTCCTGACGAAATTTTAAATTTATTAACAACTATTAAACAAACGGGTAAGACAGGTAACAGTGCTATTAATAATCCTAAAGGTAGCATGCGTTTCTTTGTTAAAGATGTGCCTTTAATTATTAATGATTTAATTAGACTTGTAGAAGAATACAAACAAGGATTTGTTGAGCTGGAAAATCTTTCTGATTTAGTTAACCAAGACACTGTTACTTATAGAGAATATATAACGTTCTTGCAGTCTTCTAGTAAAACTAATGATCCTGTTATTGCTAACTACATTAAACAACTGAGTAAATATAATCCCGAAGAAACAATATCTAATAGCTTTGTTAAAGAATTATTAATGTTTTACTTTAATAATCCTAAAACACTTAATGGTTTTTTAAATGGTAGAGAAAGTATAGAAGAACTAATGAGTGGTTATTTAAATCAGTTTGTTATTGAACGTGTAGCGTTGAATAATATGTCTCGATTAATTCAAAAAGATATATCTATGAATAAACATGATGGTATTGATACAAATCCTAACCAACGTTCATTATTAAATAGACAAGCTGTTGATGAAATTACCACTAAAAAAAGTATTAGAAAAATTATATTAGGTAGTAATAATATTGAAAGTTTATTTGGTATGGCTATTAATACAGATAGAAATATGCGTGAGCGTATTGATTTAAAACTAGATAAAATTGGATCAGGAAGTATTAACCAAGAATACTTTGAACAAAATCCTGATAGTCATGTATCTCTTAAAGAAAATTACACAGAAGAAAAGCCAGCACTAAATGATATTAATGCTTTAATTGTTGAACGTGCTAAGTTATTTTTATTAGGAAATTTATTTATGCCTGATACTTTTGTTACTACAATGTTTAATAAAGTTATTCAATTAAATAATGCATTAATAAATCCTGTTAATTATATGCAATATTCAAATGATTTAATAAATAGTATTAGATTTTTTGAATCAATGAATATTCCTTTCTATAAACTATCTACATTTTTACGAGATGTTTTATCAATTGCTAATGTAGTAAGTGAACGGTTTGTAAGTAAATATAAACTTGATATAAATAAAGTTAACTTAGTAAAAAATACCCGTAACATTTTATCTTTAATGTATCGTTTAAGAGATCCTAACTTTATGGAAGTTTTTAAAAATCGTTATGGTAAAGAAACTATTATTTATAACTTTTTCCAAAACGTAAATGATATGACTGAAGGTTGGTTTATTGTTGATGAAGAAGGTAATCGTACTGTATTTACACCAGAAGATGATTTATTAGATGAGGATATTAAAGAAGCTATTAGTGAACACAACGACGTACACTTAAGTGTAAGCGTTGCTGGTAGTAATAACGGTCCTATTATTTCAAAAACATCTGATGAATTATTAGAAGCTACAATGCCTGAAGTATCTAAAGATATAACAGATCGTTTAAAGTACTCTACTTTTAATTCTGAAATAGAAAAGATTGATGACGTTATTAATAATTTTAGAACTGAAATAGATTTAATTTTAACTTCAACAGATAATATTGAAGAACAAATAAAAAATACTAAAAAAATTATAAAGAAACTTAATTTAAAAACTACTGCACAAAATGAATTAAGCACAAGACGTGTACGTAATGCTATTCGCGACACTGCTAATGCAAAGCAATATGCTAAATTAGAAGAGCTTCAAAATAAAAAATCAAGTAACGAGCAGCTTATTAAAGAAACTGAAAATAAAATTAAGTTGCAAGAAAAAGAACAAAGCAAATTAAAAACAGCTGTTCAAAATATTGAAAGAATTAAAGCTTGGTATGCAGAAAACAAAAATCCTATTGCTAAATTAGAAGAAGAAAATAAACAATTAGAAAAAGACAAAGAAGAAATTAAAACAAACGCGTTACAAAATGCAGTATTAAATAATATTGGTGGTGGTATTTTATTATTAAGAACTGTTGATGGATATGGAATGGGCGATAGTAGTGTTGGTAAACCACGGTATTTAACTCAAGAAGATTTAAATAAAAATCGTGAAAGATCTACATTAGAAATGACTAACAATGTTACCTTGTTAACTAACATGATTGATTCTAATAATTTAGATTTAAGTTTTAAAATTATTTATAACTTCATGAAAGAACGTCAAGGTGATTTCCGTTTAGTTATTGTAAAACCTCCTTATGAAGATGAAGGTGCTTACCGTTCTATTGTTGATCAAATAAGAAAGTTTGATCCTAATAAGGATACAAAGACTAAACTATTTACTAAGTTTACAGAAGAAGAATTTAAATCTTTGAAGTTTAATAATATGGAAGAACTTAAAAAGTGGCAAACAGATGGAGGAAAAATTGTTTTTAATGGTCAGGTCTATGAAAAAATTGATCCTAAAATTATACTAGAAAACAATAGAGCTTTAACTCCTACGTATAAAGAAATACCTATTAGAAGTTTAAGTGAACTAAAAGAAATTTATGAAGTTGCTAGAGGCAACAATGACCAAGGTGTAAGACCTATTATTGGTTTTATTGATTTGGATACTTGGATGCAAACAATGGAGAATACATATAAGTCTACAATAATTCCTAATGGACTTGAAAAGTTTGCATGGAAGTTACAAATTTTTTCTAAGAATGTTTCTAAGTTTAGTGCAGCTTTCTTGTTCAGAAACTTAAACGATACTGTGTATCAATTATTTAGTAACGCGCAAATACTTCCTAAGGTAGTTGACTCTAAAGATTTTACGCATATGACAATGACATCATTAGAACTATATAATCTTTATGAAAAATATAGCGACGAACATACAGCAACAATTGTTAGTGCTGGTTTATATTATGAAGATATTTTAAATCAATTAAAAATGCCTGTACCTGATGCTAAAGTTATCGAAAAAAATATTAACTTGATGAAAGAAATTTTAGAAAGTTATTATACTATTGGTAGAACAATAGATAACCCACGCGTTAAATTTAATTTAAATAAAGTTGAGCGTTTAATAAGAATTATAAAACAAATCAATTTTAAAAATGTAGATAAATATAAAGAAACATTGTACGATGTTGTTACTTTAATATCTAATATTAAATTCGGTGAATATATTGAACTATATGATAACCGTGAAATAAATGGCAAGATGATTGCTGGTTTAAGAATTGATTCACGGGACGAAAATAATAACGTGCGTACAAATGCGCCTTCATTATCTAAACTTATTAGTGGTGAAGATAATAAATGGAAAAAAGATATACTAAAACAATTAAGTGCTTTTATGTACACATCAGCTACATCAGATTATTTACGTAAAGATAATTTTGAACTTCTTCCAGAAGTTTTTGAAAGATATCGTGGGTATGATGACAACGATACAAGTACAAATACTTATGAAGAAATTAAAAAAATGATTACAGATGCTAGAAAAATTAGAAGAGATAGAAAAGGTTTCTTTCCTTTTAAAACTTTATCAAGCGCTTTAATTAATTTATATGATGACATTAATACTAAGATTGAAAACAGTGCTCGTATAACAAACTTCTTATATAATTTAATGATATACAATAAAACTTTTGATGAGTCTGTTACTGCTTCTTTACGTAGTTGGTTTAATTATGGATTAAGATCACCTTTAGAACAACGTTTACTTGCTGATATTCCATTCGTATCATTCCCTGTACGTTCAATACAAAACTGGATTGACCGTTTAAATAATCCTAGATGGTGGAGATTTATGTCTGACTTTTTTGATGGTTGGTATGGACAATATATTGATGAAGAAGAAAAAGAATATGATGACTTTATGAAATACCAAATGCGTAATGGTTGGATACCATTAAGTAAAAATTTTGGTTTACGTATTGGCAATGGTGCCTTAGATATAATGAATATTTTATACAATACACAAGAAGCATTTGAAGGTAGAATATCTCCTATTTTACGCGCTGTTAAAACACTTGTAGAAAAAAGAAATGTTTTTGAATCTTTAAATCAACTTGCTAGTTTAGGTTTAATTGGTAGAATTGCTAACACTGTAACAGGTGCAAGTGATTTGGCAGCAGGCACTAAGTTAAGAGAACAAGCTGCTAGAATTCCTGTATTGCGTGAAATGCTGGATACAAGACAAGCAACTTTAGGAAGAACCCTTAGAGGTTTTGCTTATGATATTGTAAACTATGAAAAGTATACACCACGACGTTATCGTTACGGACGTAATGGTAGGTATGCAAAATATGAAAATATTTATAGAGATTGGTTTAATAAATATGGTCGTATGCGTAGACCTACTACTAATCCATATCGTTTAGTTAAGAACATTCAATGGAGACAGTACGTGCGTTACAGACAATCACAAGCTATGATATTAAAATAAATAAACCAGGATATAAGTAATCAGCTTATATTCCTGGCATTATTTAGTACCGTTTAGAAAGGGAGGGAGATGTATTAACTTGTTGGTACAACACGAGTTAACCTAACTAAACTTTTTGGTGGAGTAGGTGGGAGTTGAACCCACGTTACAATCTTTAGCCCATAAGGTTTATAGATTGTCTTACCCGACTACCCCAATAAAAAGTTTAGTTAGAAAGCCCGTAAAGTGGGCTAGTCTTAATATTAGTTTAGTTGATCTAAACCATCGCTCATATAATCTAATGCTAATTCTTCTTCTAACAATTCATCTGATGATGGGTCAGGTTTTTCATTAGGTAATTCTGAATCTTGGTTAAGGTTTTCATTACTTAATTGTTCTTCTTTTTGTAAAGCTTCTAAAGCAAAGTCATTAAAGATTTTAATAACATCTCCTTTAAATCCTTGTCCTTCTAAAATTACTTGTAATTCAGGCAATGTTTTAGCAGAATAAACTTGTCCATTAAATGTGTATGAATACATATGTATCTCCTTTTATTTCATTTAATCTTTATTTTTATCAAATAGTAATGGGCATTATCAGGTATTAATATATCATCTATATTATTTCCGTTTAATTTAATGATGTCTTTTTCATTAAGTTCATATAAGTTTCCTTCTATTTCTATTTTATTTATTGGTTTATTTAATAGAATAGGATCAGAAACAACTTCAAAATAACTATAAGACATATTATTAATAATAAATACAATGGGTTTACTAGCATCAAAATACAACTTATCTATAAATTCTTTTACATTCATTTATCTCCTTCGCTAAATTAACGTAGCTAAATAAAAAAGCATACTATATGCGGTATGCTAGCGCTGTGTACAATTAGTTTTTGATTTGCGATTTCTTTAGGTTGTTAAGCAACATGGTTTCCATTGTCTTTAGTTCTGTTTCAGTAAGTTCTTCAATCTTACGTCCACGTAATTCTAGTTGAACAAATGGAATCATGCCGTTATCTTTAGCAACTTTACGGATGCTATTCGCAACGTCATCTTTAGTGCGTACAGGTACCACTGCATCAGCACTAAACAAGTCATAGATTTCTTGACCTACTTTAACAGTAGCGATATCATAGACTGGCTTAAGACCAGGGACACCTTTGTCTACAATTAAGTTGTGGGATAACTTATCAATATTGAAAACAATATCAAAGTCATACTCAACGTTATCACGTAGCTCAGGCTTGAGACCATAAGATCTTGGGGTTGCTTTACCATTGTCACCTGTGACTAATGCAGTATCTGTTTTCGCACGAGCTGTGGAAAAGATATGCTTAGGTGATGCTAAAATGGTGTCAATCATCTTGTTAAACTTGGTAGTAAAGTCTTGCCAGTTGGTATATGAGTTACCACCTAGCTTATCTTTAGCTGCTTTTTGGTCTAGGATACCACCTTCTTTAACCCAGAAATGGGTAAGTGAGTCGGTGATAATCACGTCGACTTGTTCCATACCATTAAGTTCATGGATGATATCAACTAGTTTTTCGGTATAGTACGGTGGATCGATACGGATATAGTTATATAATCCGATCTTATTGTAGAGTGCGCCACGACCGAACTCTGTGTCGATCATGACTATGTGTTTGTACGCATCTGCTTCAGTACACTTACGGATCTTCATAACAAGACCGACTGCAAGGTACAATGAGCTAAGCGTTTTGCCACTATAGGTAGGTCCATAGGACAGTACCTTCAATGGCTTAAGCGTCTTAACGGCTGCTTGTAATACTATTGGCATGTGTTTTCCTCCTTATGCCTATAATCAAGGGAGGGTAGTTAGCCCTCCCAATTTGATTTAACGTTTGACTACAGCTTTAACACCATCTTTAGTAGTGGTAGTCTTCATGTAGTCTTCTACTTTTTCACCTTTACTTTCAAGGTAAGTCTTCACTTTAGTTTGATCTAAAGATAATCTTGTTTGTGGATGTACATAGTTAATCATGTAATTATCATTACTAAATTGATAGTCTTTATTAAGAACCATCTTTTCTTTTACTTTAGTTAACAACACATCAAGTTCACTTTGAAGTCTATCAACAACTTCTTTATGTGAATTAAGTTCACTAAGTATTTGACCGATGAGTTGTTCATCTGATCCTGCTACAACGTTGGTTGATTTGACATAGTTAAATGTTGCATCACCACGTAGGTTAGCATCTAGTAATTGTTTAACCGCATCAAAGTCTACAAGATAAACATCTTTGACATACAGCTTAGTACCTGTGTAATGAAATACTTTAAGTTTATTAAAGTAATAAGTCATCACATCACCTTTAGATAAAAGGTAATTATAAATACTTAACTGCCAAGCAACTGCATCAACGTGTAAACTAGATGTAGTTTTAAAGTCAGCAACAATGCTGTCTGACCCATCTGCGTATTGAATGTCTACGGTACCTGCAATTTTATAGTTGTCATCATAAACCATTTGTTCAGACTTAGTCATTGCTAAATCAATGCCTCTTGTCTTAACGTAGTTATCAAACATATCTACTTCATTGACTGTACCTAGCATAGACTTGTCGCCATTAATATAAAGTTCTAAATTCTTATGAATGTTCTTACCTTTATTAGCCGCTTTAGTTAGTACGTCTTGTGGGATACCGTCATAGTTAGCAGACAACCCATACTTTTTTAAGAGTTGGGTGACGCTAGTATAAACGATACCATTACGTTCGTACTCATGTTTCTGTTCGTCGAATTTCATTCTGTCCATTCGTCCTTTTCTGACCACTTGGTCGTTGTATATTCTACATCACTAATGATATCAACAGCAGACATGCTATGTGTCATTAGCTTTTGTATATCTTTTACTTCACGCTTAAGTTGTTCTTGTGGTATGTCTGAGCATACGAATCCCAATTCATCGTGAACGGTGATCATGAACTTCCAGTGTGGTTTAGTTTTAATATACTCAAATATTTCTCTAAGCTTTAGTAATAGAATGTCAGCACCACTACCTTGTACTAACCAGTTTTGTAACTGATGTTTATTACGTGAGTAATATCTACGTAGTAATAGGTTAGGTATATTGTCTGTGACATAAACTCGATTGCTAATCCACTTACCAAATGCGACGACACCTGCAAATGCTTTACGGTAACCTTGTACTAAAGCTTGTGCAGTAGGAAAATCTACCTTTAAAGCTTGTTGTATTTTAGGTGCGGCTGCACCATAGTTAACTGCAAAGTTGGTACGTTTACCAAGGTTTCTATATTGTTTCCAATCTGGGTGTGTTTCGTCTATGTTTGGAAAAGCGTTCTTAGCGGTTAGTGCGTGGAGATCGGTAGCTTTCCACTCTTTAGTTGGATCTTCTTCTAAAAAATACTTACCGTCTTTTTCTATACATTTGTATGGTGAGAATGCTCGCACCATGTTAATGTCTGGGTGACCGTTAACAATGTTAGTCCATTCGCATTGAAGGCGTAGTTCCATTTGACTATAGTCAAAGTAGAACATGTACTTATCTTGCTTAGGTACAACGAACCAGCTCCGTATATTGATTTCAGTTCCATCGGCTAATGTAATTGCATCCTTTGGGAACTGTTGAAAGTCAGACGACAAGCGTCCTGTAATGGTACCTGCTAAGTTATACTGGGTAAATACACGGTACTCTTTACCAACGAGTGTTAGTTTATCGAGTATAGATCGTACATAAGTATTCAAATACTTATCTAATTTAGCAATATAATTTGCTGCCTTAGCTGCTGGAGATATACTTTCAATTTCAGCACGTGTTTCTTTATCCGAACTTTCTAGCTGTTCACCTGATTCAAATTCGTATAGTTCTTTAAGCTTTGCATGTTGACCAATTGACAATGTTGTATTGGTTCTTGGATCAACAATGGTTGTCTTACTAAGTTCGTCGACAATTTTTGCTCTATCTTTAAGAACTTGTTGGACATCAACGGCTAGACCTTGACGTTCCATAATGACTAATGGATAGGTAGCATTACTAATTCGTTTAAGCGTATCAACTTGTTGTAGTTGTACTGCTTTTGGAAACCATAGTTTAAGTAAACCATGGGTCAATTTAATATCTGTCATACCATACGTAACAACGTTAGAACATTGTTCATAGGTAGGTTCAGGATTAGATTGTAGGAATGCTTTACGGTGTTGTGTATATTGTGGGTATAAGTGAAACACTTTATTCCAGTTAAGATAAATGTCATTAATTAACTTGGTTTGATTTGTTTGTGTTAGCTTGCTATCCCATACACTTTGTGCTACAAAGTAAGCTTTCATCTTTTCTTTGTGTTCTGATACTAGTCGGCTTAGTTCCATCTTCAATGCACGTTCTTCTGTGTTGGAATCGATACCTAAGTATCTGACACCAAGTGTTTTAAGACCGGCAGAAAATGTTTTATCCGTTTGTGTATCATGGTCTACGACAAGTCGTGCTAATACAGACGTATCAATAAAGTTTTTATTCATAAAGATTTCTTTATCGAAGCCTGCATTGATTGCCATGTGTACGTCAAACTTAATGTTATGACCGACGATTGTATTGAGAGATAGTAAGTGTTGTTTAAACACATCCATCTTGGCTTTATCTTTCACGTGAAACCAATCGCTTGATACAAGCTGCAGGTTGTGATCGACTAATCCATATTGAAACATAAACGGTTTGTCTGAAATAATATTGAGACCTGTAGTCTCAGTATCATATACTAAATATTTAATCATACAAGTCTCTCCTTTATTTTAGTTTTACTAAATTACTATATTGTGCTTTAAATTTTTCTTGGCATAAATCGAATGCGTAATCGTCATAGCTTTCTTTAAGCAGTAAGACATTGACTGTGACTTGTCTTGTTTGTCCACGTCGACAAATGCGAGCATTGGTTTGTATCCACTTTTCAGTATCCCATATTGGGCTAAACCAAAAGATATCTTGGCAATCACTGTATTGTAAATTGAGACCGTGTGCTGCACTGAATGGACTAAGGATACCTAGTTTAATTTTGTTGGCATTCCAGTCTTCAAAGTCTTCTTTACTGGATAGTATCCTTGCACCAGGTAGTTTAAGTAGTTGTTCTTTATCGAACACATACGTATAAGCTACGAGGATTGGTGTTTGAATGGTGGCAATACGTTGTTGTAATACACGTATTTTAATATCGTTAAGATGGACTGTTTGATTTTGATTGTAAACATTACCACTTGCGATCTGATTAATTTTATTAATCAATTGTGTTTTACTAAAGGCAATAAGATTAGATCCATTACTTAACTTAACTATAAAGTCTTGCTTAAATTGTTTAAGCAATTGTTCAGTCGTAGGATCTGGTTTAATAATAATCTTTTTGATAATTGGTTCGGGGAACAACGCTTGTGCTGGTTCAGGTATGCTAGTTGAAACATCCTTAATAAGATTAAGAATATGATTCGTTGCTTCAATAGAATATTGATAACGATTCTGCCCATTCATTAATGGTACAGGTATAGCATAGTTTGTTCTGAACTCAGTGATGGTACGACCCAATCTTTGTCCACCGTCTAGTAAAAATATAGGTGCCCATATATCTTCGATGTTTTTAGGTGTTGGTGTGGCTGACAAAATCATAACGTTTTTGATTTGATGTGCCCACTTCTTAATAAGTTTAAAGCGTTGTGAACGGTAGTTCTTAAACAAACTTACTTCATCAATGATAAGCAAGTCGAATCGATCTAATAGATCTTGTTCGTCATAGTGTAGTTTAACACCATGTTTGTTATAGGTTTTACGTTTAACGTTTGTGGTATGACTGATGTACCAGTCGATCATTTCGGTATTCATTCCGAAGATATCGAATTGCTGTGTAGCAATATTGATTCTATCTTCTTCTTTAATCTTACCGGTTATGTAACCATAACTAATTTTATCTTTATACCACTTATCTATTTCACCTATCCATGAGGATTCAATGACGTTTTTAGTACTAATAAGTAACGTTCTTGGTTTGGTAGGAGCAGCCATAATTTTATCTAAACACATTTTAGTTTTACCGTAACCTGTGTATAACAGATAGGCGTGTTTCATATAGCTTCCCTTTCTTTAGAAGTGGCAGTTAACCTATACACTGCCAGGTGTTTGATTAGAATGGTAGTTCGACTTGTTCTGTTTCGATCGTGGTTGTTTCTAACACTGGCTTATCTTTGAATGAGATAGCGTGTTGAGTTTTACCAGCGTTCTTACCAGTCTTAGAGACGTAGTTATAGATCGTAACTTTGAATGTAGAACCAATAGCACTGTTAGCAATTTCTAATAATGAAGTTGTTTCTTTAACAGGGATAGTAGCTAATGCTTTAATCCAGTTGATTAAGCTTGCGTCTAAGTCAGTTGTATTACGTAAGTAATAGTTGTAAAAGAAATTAAATTTCTTCTTGTTGATTTCAACTGAAACAAATTGGTATGCTTCTTCTTCGGTGAAACCTAAGACCTTAGCTAAGTAAGTTCCTGGTGGTAACACTTCGTTAACGATACCTCCTTGAGTCTTGGCTGTGTTTGCATCCTTAATAAGAATGTCTTTTAATGAAGGTTTGTTCATTGTTTTTCTCCTTGTTTTTCTTTCAGTATAACTACGAGTTGATCTATCTCATCAGGTGTGAGTTTAGATACAAGCTTTTGTAATTTAGATTGTGCCGTTTCTACCTCGGCTATGTAAATAGGTGTGGTCTTAAACAGATTATACAAATCTTGCGGTGTCTTTTTATGTTTAACAAAGAAGTCATTGAGGTCTTCGGCATCGCCTAAACCTAGATCAATAACTTTAACTTTGCATTTAAAACGTTCCGTAAGAATTTGCGCATCTTGTTTTGCACCAGCTCTACCTGCTTCATCGCAGTCATAAATTAAGACAACGTTTTTGTTTTCTAAATTTTTACCTCCGATGATATAAGACTTGGCACCACCTAGTTTAGCGACTGCATTGGTGATACCTTGGGATCGCGCAGTCAGCATATCTTTTTCGCCTTCACAAATAATTAAAGTTGTGTTGGCTTGAACTACATCATATGGTGTAAGCATTCCTGCGAATACTCCTGGACCATACTTGTACTTAGCAGCAGTAGCATTGTGATTAGATAAACCTGGATTGTTAAACCAAGTTGTACCTATTCTAACACCATTCCATTTGTGTTCGTACATTAACTTACCTGTGGATGCCATAAAGAAATTATCTTTTATGATTGCATCGCTTAAGCCTATGCCTTTAAGGTAGTTGTTTTGTTCTTCACTAATGGGATTCTTGTTATACTTATACTCTTCTGCTTTAATTAAAGCTGCTTGTATTGTAGCTGCATATCTTTGACTGACACTAAAGTACTTGGATATAAATCCAATTTCATTGTGCGCTTTAGCGTTACATGTTAGACAATTGTATTGCCCTTCATGACTTATACCAGCACTAGGTTTGGTATCATCATGAAAGACACAGTTGACTTGTCCAGAGTCAACACCGAAGACGAGTTGATAAATATTCATCTATATAATTATACTCCTTTCTGAGTCTAACTTCCAGATATATTCAACGTTTGCATCGCGTTAACTATGTCATTGATTTTAGTTGCGTCTTTGATTTCAATGCCATTAACACCTTTATCAAGGGTGCCATGTACTGCGATAGCGAATACGTTTTTAAGTAGGGCATTGATGTTATCTCGTCCCATTAAACTATTTAAGTCACCATCTGTGATGATGATGTTCAACCACTTATCACTAAGTTGTTGTGTCATGACGTCAGCAATTGCATCGCTATTAGTACCACCTCCGAGTTGTTCAAACAAAGGATTGCTTGTGTACTCTTTAGGTTTATCATTATCATTTTCCCATTTAACATAAGGAACTTCGACAATGCTTACCTTACCACTTGCATACAAGTAGTAAGTAATATCTACAGGAATATTTTCAAATAACTTTTCAGTTACTTGACTCATAAGATAATGAGTTAGTCCTGATGTACTACCAGATATATCTCGGTAGATAGCGACGTTCATATACGTGTGTCCTCTTTCAAGGAACAAACGTTGGTCGACAATACGATTAGGATTAAAGAAATTAACAACGTTAACTTTAGGTTGTATGATCATTGACTCAACATAGTTAGGAGTAAACAATCCATCGAGTGTGTGACGTTGTGTTTCAGGACGAACAGACATGTCTAACATTTCTTTATCAATTAAAGTTTTTTCTTGAACTAAATGTTCTTGTAACATATCTGTTGATTGTTTGATGTGTGACATTTCTTTGTAACCACTAATGTTTATCTTACCTATATTTTTACTATGGTCGCTGTATGTACCATCAGTTGAATTTGTTTTAGGTCCGGTATCTTTAATATGATTTTTATCATCAAACATATTTTGTATGCTTTGTAAAAAATCTTTAGGTGTTTGACCTTTACCTGGTTCAAGATGTTGATTAGGATTACGTAATGGTGGAAGCATGCGTTCATCACTAAAAATATTTTTGCTTACGCACCAGTTATAAAATTCAATAATGGTTTCTGCAAATAATGTTTCATTACTTTTCTTAATAGAAAGTGTTGTAAGAATACCATATCCAAATCTTGTTTTGTTACTGTCTCTTAACTGTAATAGTTTGTCGAGATATTTTTTAAAAATAATTTGATCTAGGTATACTAGCGATGGAGTCGGTGCTTCATGTACATAATAGTAGTTGAATGCGTATTGTATTTGACTAATGTCATACTCAGGAGGCATCTTACGAATGCAATCGATAACATCCGTAAGATAAGTATGTTCACGTTTTAATCGGGCTTCGATATAATAATCTTCAACCCAATTAATTAAGTGATGATAATTTGTTTTCCATTCAAGTGGTCCACTTGTTTGCTTTTGCCATGTGTCAATAAGATTGAACATGCCTTTGCTGTACAAATGATGACCAAGTTCATGGTAGTATACTAAGAATCTTGGAAGATTTAATTTACCAAACGCGTCTAATAATTGTCCACTAAGTACAATTTTTTTACCATTGTAGAAATTATTTTCGATAGATGTTTCATCTATTTGAATAGTAATTTCTTCTCCTGGTTGTGTATAAAAATTGTTTGTAATAAACTGCAAGACATTAGCGTATGCTTGCTTGATTGGATCAAGCTTTTTAATTTCTTCTTGTTCCATGTTAGTCCGTTGAATCATGGACACGATGGCGTAGATATAAGTTGCCATCTGATTCCCAGATATCATACTTATCTACATAGCCACGATAGTAAATAGTTTCATCTATTCCACCGACAGTGTAAATTAATTTAAGATTATTTAATTCTTGTCGTTGCATTGGACGTTCTGTTTCGTATCTTTTTATACCTTTAATTCCATCTTGTTGTATACGAACGAGTTGTTCTTCTGTGATGGGAAAGAAATCTTCGTAGTCCATGATTAACCTCCTTTATAATTTGTTAATGAGTTGTTGGACTTGTAATGTATCAAGTAACTTATCGTCTGTCTTTGTCATTTTGCATAAACCATAGAGGTGATTTTTAATTCTCTCAATTGTTTTACCTGACAAGATTTTAATTTGTCTTGTACCAAAAATGTTGGTGATGCCTAACACTTTATAAATATTAAATAGATTATTAATCCATTCAATAGGTACACTTGTCCATTTAGAAATCACATTGGTTGTAACAGGATCAAAAAATGTAAGTTCAACACGTGATAAAATTGCGTCAGGCACGACACTAATACCTTTATCTTTATCGTTAAGTGTAACAATAAATTTGCAATTCATATTTTTCTTATACACTTTACCACGGTATTCGAATGTGGTTGAAGTGTCATCAAATAATGGTTGCATCGTTTTCATAACACCAGTTAATAGTGTATTGAATTCGTCAAAGATAATAATGTGTCGATCATTATCTGTCATATATTTAATAGCTAATGATTCATCGAACACTGGTTTACCATCGATTAATTTGAAGTCTTCTAATAATGTTTCGAGATTTAAATTATCTCTACACATTTTAAAGAGTGGTGTAATACCACATTGCTTAGCAATTTCTTCTGCTCGATATGTCTTACCAGTATCTGGTTGACCTACGAACATAGACACGCGTGGCATTGTACTAAACAAATCTTTGTTAGCTTCTTGTCTTGCTTGGCTTGCGTTTATAATTATACGTTCGTACAACTGTGCCGTTTCATCTGGTGTTGTAATAGGAACGATGAGTTGTTCTGTAAGTGTGTCTGTATAGTATCTATACCCATCACTTGATACAACTTTAACAATACCTTTAGCAATATCGTCGCGCATGCGAACAATAATATCTTGTGTTGTCATGTTAATCCTCCGTTGTCATACCGACACTAAAGTTTTGTTCATCAAGTTCTAATTGATTAATTAATTCATTAATTACAGGTAAGGCATTTGATAATTCTTTTAATAGGCCAAGTCTTTTAGAAAGAATACTTAAATTTTCAGTAGGAATATCATTAAATTCACGAATGATTTTAATAATATTTTTAGATAAAGTTTCTAAACGTTTAGTCGTTTTCGTCATAAGGAATACCATACCAATCTTTCATGTCTTGTTCAGACATACCGTATTGCTTTAACATCCATACTAAATTTTTGTACTCATATCCTAAGTCAAGAAGTTCTTGAATTAGATTTGCAATGAGTGCATACAATTTACTTTTAGTCATAAGCTGGACCTCTTTCTTCTTGTTGATTAACAACAATATATTTATCAACTTGTGGATTGATTGCGAGTCCACCCCATGTACCATGAAGTTGACCGATGTCATCAACGTGATTAACAATACCTTGTCGTCCATTGTAATGTGGTTCACCGTCCATATAGACGATGACAATTAATTTACCAATAAGATGGTGTTTCATTTTTGTTTACCTTTCATATAATTAGATATAATTTCTGATTCAATCTCGGCTAGTAGTATCTCAAAGATTCGTAACATCATAGGATCATAGCTCTTACGAGTACGATATGTTGTTATGAATCGTTTGAGATATTGATACATAATTCTTTTTTCCATAAGATTAGGTTGCACTACAAGGGAATCGAACCCAAGATGTTTCGGTTGGTGGGAACCTGTCGTTGTTAAAAATTTTATAAACTCCTAGAGTTTAGTAATCATAGTTAACTTTGAGCTTGTCCCGAAGCGAAAGTAATAAACCAGTCAGTGCAATAGTCTTACCACCAAGCATGGTAGTAAAACCGTTCTCCTTTTTCTTTTGTTGAAAGTACAGTACTTAATTTTTCAATAGTATCTTCGATATCTTTAAGATACCATTCGTCTATATCATAGTTACCAAAGAAGAATCCTTGGGTAGGTGGTAGTAATTTTAATGCAACTTTAGTATTTTTAAAGTGAGGACGTGGTTCAATTTTTCTATATGGTTGACCGTCTTTAAATCCTTCTTCAATAACAGTGTCTTTTAATTCTGTACCACTTGCAATAAGAGAATCTTTGACACTGATGCAATCCATTAATAGATCTTCAAGTGCATCATAAGTTACTGCATGTTGTGCTTGATTATCAACACCTTTTAGTTTACGTTCAAACCATCCATGGATATGATTAGCTTTACGCCAAGTCATAACTTCACCACGTTTACTAGATAATAAATACATATCAAGACCCATAGTTATTCTCCTGTGGTTACTTGAACTGAAGTTAATTTAACACGGCGTGGACGTTTAACTTTTTTAATAATTGTTTCTTGAATTGTAGGTAACATTTCAAGAGGAATAAATTCTGAAGTATTAGCAATGTGACCATGACCTAGTGTTAATGAGCTAACAAAGCGTTCATTAATCCAAGCAGCTGCTTCATCTTTACTGTTTGCATGAACACGAATGGTTACATCCATACGTACGATAGTGTCGAAAACTTTATCAATAACTTTTCTTCCCATGTTTATATCCTCCTTTGGATTAAATGGAAAATTGTGTGGAAAGACTTACCGTTATTTCTAGGGGGAAAGGGTACGTTAAGTCTTTTACGTGGTGCTTATGCACAACCACATATTATTTATTGCATTTCAGATGGTACATTACCGCTTGTTTGCGGTGTAACTTGAGTAAGTTTAGCTAACTCTTCAGCAGTGCTGATAAGTAATGCTCCATCTTTAGCTAGCTGTGTGGTTCCATCTGTTTTAACTTCTTGTTGTGCGAACACACCAAGTGGTTTACCAAGATAGAGTCCATAGCCTGCAGCAATAAGTGTATCTTCTTTACGCTTGGCTTCTGGAATAAGTAAAGCATTTGAAATGCCTACTAAGATACGGTATGCCCAAGGTGTATGTTCTTTTTTATTGTTTGATTGACTTGGGTATTCAGAGATGATAAGGTCTGCGTTTTTATCGAATTGTTCAATGCCTCTGTTAAACACTAAAATTCTATTCTTTCCATAGATTGAATAGATTTCGTTATCATAGGCACCAGATACAAGAGACGCAATTGTAATTTCTTTATACTTACTTAATGTTTTCTTTAATACTTTGTTTAGTAATTCATAAGTATAAGTACTTGAGTCGTCTGATCCTGCGATAGAAACATTCGTACCGTTGATAAGGTTTAGATCACCTTTATAAAATAATACAAACGGTGGCTTGTATATTTTTTTAAGTTTTTCCGGATAGTTATCGTCGATAATGGTAACGTATTTTCCTTCACACTTGTTAAGTGTTTCAGATACAGTTACTTCATCAACAAGTTCTTTATTTTTAATTGCTTGATAGACTTGGTTCCAATCGCCTTGATATTTGATGGTTAAGTAAACCAAAATATCTTTACCTTTGATTGCCATGTTTACATTCCTTTCAGTTCAGCATATAGCTGATCGATGATTACTTGTAGTTTATCTTCATAGCGTTTGACATCTTTACTACGGATTTTACTACGCGCTGTAAGAAGTGCTTGGAGCACTTCGAACAGTACGTAATCGGGCTCAGTACGTTGGGCGTATTTAGTTTGAAGTTTTTTCATTATCTTATACCTCCATTAATAATATTAAGAAGTTCGTATGCAAGTCTAAGGGCTCTATCTGTGACGGTTTCATTTCCGTCTAACATGTCAGTATAGCCTTCTTCGATTGCACTTAATTCTTTTTGAATTTGGTCAATACGAATAAGGTCGTCTACAGTAAGTAAAATTTGTTGGGCTTGAATATTTTCCATATTTAATTTACCTCCCAGTAAATATTTTTTCAAAACGTAATGCTTCTTGTTCCAAGTCATATCCTAATTGTAGTGCTTCTCTATAAGCTTGTTGTTCTGAATATCCTTCGTGAAGAAGTGTATTCATTTCGCCGAAGATCTCCCAGGTAAAGGGAGATGCTTCAGCTTGTTTACAGAATTCTTCGAAGGTCATAGTATTTCCTTATGAAATTCAATCAAACCTTGTTTCATTTCGGTATGAAGAGATTCATCAGAGAAGTAAGCTTGGTCTTTGTTATGTGAACGAAAATCTTCTAATAGTTCTGAGGCTTGAGTATGGTTAAACACAGAAGCGTTTTGTTTATCCATGACAAGATTTAAAACATAACGTGGACCATCTACATTAACAACTTTAATATAAAGTTTTTCTAATGTAGGAACATGGTAGACAGATAAGATCATTAATTGTTGCATATACCCTCCTAGGTAAGCGTAATGGTAGGTCATTACCCTATTGGTGAACTGTTAAGGGAGTTACCCTGTTAGTTCATAATGTACTTTTTTATGTGGAAAGTACTAAAACCTAAGTGGGAACATCCCACATTTGATTACATAACTATTGAATAGTTACTATGTTATATAGTCGAGATCAGGCTTGGCCTGTAAGAGGCGAACGCCTCGGACTTACTTGTCCGAGGGTTCAGAACCTTCCTTGAAAAAAGTTTCAAGGTAGGAGATAACGGTTGCGTCAGCAACTCGTTTTCCTAAGTCCTTTATATCATAAAGGGCAGTAACTGGGTTTCCCCTACGGGAAACAAGAGAAGATACCTTGCCGGTATTCTTACCGGTCTTGGTATTGTACCCTTCGCGGGCGCGAACTTCACTGAGTTCACAGAAGTCACGTTTATCAACAACTTTTGCCATAATTTTTCCCTCCTTTTGGGTATGTGGCTAGAATTAATGACGTGGACGAAGTCTTAAAGCAATCCTTGCTGGGCTCGGTCGGAACGGCAGTGACGCAGGGCGGGGAACTTTGGTGTGTGGGATAGGAGTATAAAAAGTAATAAAGGGTTAATGGAAAGAGTGCATATACATAGTATATGTAGTGACAAATAGAGGTACTCGAAAAACTTATGAATCCAAGGGTATTAACACGTGTGGAGCCTAATAACATCTACGATGCACTAATCGTAAACTGGAAGTTTACTGTGCCCTGCGGGTTATTGTGGCTCTGTCGCGCGGAAAAGGTAGATACCTTGCGGTATGACGTTTTTACGTGTACCTATTGTTGTAGTACATATGTTATTTAATATGTGGTGTGTGTAGAGAGAGGTGACCTATAGGGGTATAGGGGGGGGGTGGTTCTTAAATGAGATTTGATGTGGGGGGTATAATATATATAAATATATATTAGCAACCAATTTCCCAATGGTAGTATAACAATAGCATAACCCTATAAGAAACCTGTGCGTCACAGACGAAGGAAGTAGTATAAGTAGTATATGTAGTATATATAAAGTATTTACTACCAGTACTCTATCTCCTTATATATATATATATCATATAGCCATCCATAGGATACTCTAAGGGATACCCTCACTTATACTACCTACACTACTTAACCGTCAAATACCGCACGATATCCGTCAAGAATCGCCGAATGCCTCATTTAGAGATGGCACCTTAAAGCTAAGACTTCGTAGGACGTGAAGTCGCAACCGCTTGTCTTACCAGAAGCAGGTGCACAAACAGTGCAGGGTGTGTTATACTAAGACCAAGAGGTTTTAAACATGCCATACATTGAAGCCAGTTTGCCGCCAATGAAGGTGTTCGTACGAGATGGGTTCTTCTTCGATGATCCTGAGAATCCTATTTACCGAGGCAAGTATACCAAGGCGATCTTGATCTCGATCCGATGTAACGAAGGGTCTGCCGCTTTGTTCCAAGTATTGACCGAGTATGGCATGATGCGGGACAAATTACCGATCTCTGCCTTGGCATGGAAGATACCAGAAGACGAAAAGGTCTGGGAGACTTACCCGTTCCATAGTCTACAGTTATGGGACTGCTTCTCTAAAGTATTCAGCTTAGTAACCCTGAACTATGTGTATAATGCTAGTGTCGATGTCAGGATGAAAAACCGGACAACGCTCGAAGGTACTTACCTGTACACGATCCAGTGGGGAGCTAACGAGAACAACGGGATGGACTTCACGTTATCCGAAGATCCGCAAGAACATAAGTCCCATCACTTCATCATGTTGGAGACAGGACAGTTTGCCCTACAGCCTAACAATCGGATCTTGAAATGGTACGAACCAAGTTTCGTGACAAAGAAGTATGAAGGTAAACCGTGGAAGATCAACACGCAAGAATATAGTTGCGAGCAAGAACATGCTTGGGTCACCGAAGACACCGATGACTTCCTATACGAAGCCGACATACTTGTCAAGAAGTAATTTACAGTCTGTGTATTTTCTGTGTCGTATGTGTTGACAAATAAAAACTGCTATGGTATACTTGTATCATAGCAGGAAAAACTCCGATGGTGACGGAGAAATTCCAAGATAGGAGAGAAAGACATGGCGGGTTTTAATAACTATTTGACGAGTTACAAAGCGCACTTGCGTAAACATGTTAAGGAAGTTTTTCAATTCCAAGACAGAACAGGTGTGACGGAGCCAGAGATCAAAGCGTTCGTTGCTGAACTAACCAGCGACAGTGCGATCCCGATTCCGCAAGAGACGTTCCAGTGGTTAGGTTCATACTTCAAGTACGTGGAAGACAAAGAACAAATGCTGTTCTATGACAACACGAGTGGACTATGGGCGTTCGAACAAGATGAAACGAAACTAAGAAATATGCTCACTGACTTTTTTAGTATCGTTGCCGAAGAAGCTGACGCAGCGAAGGACAGTATCTTCTACCGATACGCAAAGTCGTTCTTTGTTCCAGGTAGACTGAACAGCTTAGCCGCACGGATCAAGACTGCCATTGTATTCACCATACATAAGAGTGCAGACATTATCAATGCGACAGAGCAACTCAGATACTTCAACACCGTAGACGGGAAGCGTGCCTTACTAGACATGAGTCAACCACAGTTCAATCTTAGAACGGTTGCCTTTAAAGATACCCAAGACTTACACTTGATGCACATCAGTCCTGTGCCAATCAACACGACAGACGAAGAGCCAACCTTATGGTTGCAGCTGATTGAACAATACATGTTAGGTGATAAAGACAAAGTCGAATACTTCCATAAAGTACTAGCATACTTGATGAGCCCCTACAACTACAACCAAGTGATGATTTATTTTCTTGGTGAGTCAGGACGTAATGGTAAGTCAACCGTGATCAAAGTGCTACAAGATATTCTTGGACCCCATGCCATCCGTATGAACTCTGAGTTGCTTAACTCACAACCACAATCTTCGTTCAAGAAAGATGACGCCCTTGCAGCGACTGAAGGTAGAAGCTTGTTACTGTTTAACGAAGTCGACGAACGTATGATCGCATCCACACAAAACATTAAAGACTTAACCGAAGGTGGACGTGATGAGTTCGGTAATAAAATCATGACCGTAGTAAGACCGGCTTATAGTCGTAACTATGAAGTTAACGTCTGTGGAACACCAGTTGTGATTGCCAACAGCTTAGTTAACTTCGGTGACTGGTCAGCGTTAGATCCAATCTTTAAAAGACTTATCTTAGTTCCATTTGATTTCAAGATTACCCATGAAGACCCCCACCTTCTTAATAAGCTGGCACAAGAGTACCCTAAAATCCAAGCTTGGTTGTATCTGAATTACTTCAAGCACAAGGGAATCAAACTTAAACAAGTACCAAAACCAGCAGGCATCGAACAAAAGTTTAATCAGTATCGACAAGACTCTGACATCATCGGGATGTACTGGAACGAATGTCTACAAGTGACTGCCAATCCAAAAGATGAAATGCTACGTAGTGAACTGTATCGGATGTATGAACAGTACTGCAAAGCCAACGGACGTAAGCCGATACGAAACAAAGGAACGAACGGGTTCCAAAATCTAGTCGAAGGATACTTAGCCAAAGCTACGATTGTACATAAGAACGGGTCCTATTATGTGCAAGGCGTCAAGCGAACAGTATTCTTCGATAATGAAATCAGTAAGTTTAATCTATAATGCATGTACATCTGCTTAACCTAGGTTTCGTTAAAGGACCAGACGGAACCTACCTCAACCAAGAGACAGGACTTAAGATCAAGATAGTTGACAATCAAATTGTGATAATGACAAAGCAAGGTGAAAAAGTTGTGTCTATTAAAGACCTTGAAGATTTAGTAGGGGGTAACTTATGAAAACCCTAGACTTCTTCGTAAAGTTCATTAGCCCTGATTGCCATAAGATCGAACACAATGTTGAAGAGCTAAACAGTATGCGAGACAACGCCGTGTTAGTTAAAGCAACAACCTTGTATCAAATCTATAAACACAACGTATTCGAAACCGACGGACGATTATTAATTAAAGATTTCTTCCAAATCGCAGGACAGTATTTGTATTATGATAAGTATATATGCCGACACGGTACAGAGTTCTACTACTACATTATCTTCAATGAAAACAATCCGACATACTTGTTAACTAAAGAACTGTTATCTAAACGTATCTACGCAAACCGACCTGGAACACTTAAGGATCTTGTCCGAGTATATCCGGCGGTATCAAAAGGAGAAGTATGATTAAAGTCTTAGGCAGAACATTCGAAACACCAGAAGCAGCCATTCGGTTTTTAAAGATTACCATTAGGATGGAATCTAATCCAAAGATTCGTACACAGTTAGAACATAAACTTGGGTACCTAGAAGTTGAGTTACAATTAAAGAAGGAAGCAAAAGAAAAGCTTCGTCGTAAAAGATAAAGGAGACTATATGGCATTTAAGGTTGGAACTAAAGTTGTAGTTAAAAAAATTTATCTCAGGGATATTCACAAAGAGATTAACCCAGGGATGGTCGGCAAGGTTTTACAAATCCTAGAAGGTAACAACTACCTTGTCGCATTACCTGTAGTACCAGAAGGCTGGACGTTCGAAGAGCATCAACTAACAGAGGTAGACAATGACTAAACGTAAACATCGTCGTGGTTTAATCGGTGTGCGTAAACTAGATGAAGATACATGGAAGATCTTTCACACACAAGAAGAAGTTGCCATTTACATAACTGTGTCGAGACCAATGGTCTCACTGGCGCTTAACAACAAGTTTAGAAAAACTAAAAACACGTTAATGGGCTATGAAGTCTGTTACGTAGAAAAGAAGGATTAAATATGAACCTTAAACAACTCCAAGAAATGATTCACCACAATGCCAAAGAACATGGCTGGTGGGAAAAACATAGAGAGCTTCCAGAATTGATTGCTCTCGTACATAGTGAACTGTCCGAAGCCTTAGAAGAAGTTCGTAAAGGTTATGCACCGACCTACGCCTACTACCAAGAAGACGGCAAGCCAGAAGGCGTACCAGCTGAATTAGCGGATGTAATCATTCGTGTCTTAGATCTCTGCGAATACTTTGGTATCGACATGGAAAAAGCTGTGATTGAAAAACACCAGTACAATATTACCCGTCCATATAAACACGGAAAGAAATTATAATATGCCATTCAATGATATTAATGCACGTATCAAACAGCTTACAGAAGAAAAACGTAACGCAACATTAGATAATACAGCAGTCAATCCTGAACAACCTGTTGGTCATGCTACAGTTGGGATGGTTGTTTCTAAGCCAGGTACAGAAAAAGTAAACCTTGATGCTACCACATTTCAATTAATGGAATGCGAAACCTCAGTTGCCAACAGTAACAAGCGTCGGTACTGCATTGTTGAAAAGGGTACCCGTGCAAATTATGGCAACCAGTTTATTAATAGCGCAGGTGAACGCGCACATGTCATCACACGTGACTTGTTCTTAATGATGTTTGCTGTTCTTAATAACGCCAGTAAACAAATCCGAGAACTTAAAACTGATAACGCTCATCTACAAGAACAACGTGACTTATATAAAGGCACAATTGATACCTTACGAAAAAATGGTATTATTGAGTAGTGAGCACAGTTGAAAAACGACTTGAAGCAGACTTTGTAAGATGGTGCCAGTCCAAAGAGATTGTTGCTATCAAAGGTCCTGTGATGACCTCGAAAGGTTTTCCAGATCGTTTTCTCCAACTGCCTAAAGGCGGCGGTACTATTTATGTTGAGTTCAAAGGTACCAGTTATTACGACCTAGCACCACTACAAGCATGGTGGAAAGAATACTTGATGGGTTCAAATCCACATCGATACTTTTTAGTAACCAATGATGATGAACTTGACCATGTTAAAAAAATATGTGACAAGTTTATAAAAATTGGTAGTATACTAATTGAAGTAGAACGTAATCTTTTAAAAGAAGATTTATGATATACTTAAAAATGTGGAGGATAACGGATGCACTACGATAGTAACTGTAATGAATTCATGATGATGTTAGATGACATGAATGTAATGTATGAACAATGGCCAGAAAAAATCGTCGTTGATTTAACTGACGTTGATCAAATGTTAATGTTATCCATGATGGACCACCTAGAAGAAAAGCAAGTTCAATATTCTGTAGATGAAAAATATTTATATGTCTACCCTGAAACAATGGGTACTGAAATGGAAGCGCCTGTTGAAATAGCAATGGCAATTGAAATGCCATACCCAGAAGAACAACCCAAAGGTAATGAAACCTTAGGATTAGAAATCGAATTGTTTGCTCGTAAGTTTATTCCAGAGTACGATGACGCGTTCGGTAAGTTTATGTATCACGCTGAGTTAATTAAAAATGGTCACTATGATGTTCATATGCAAGATATGGAAATGGTGGCGGAACCTTATAGGACGATCCTACATAACATGATAGAAAAAGGAGGTAAATAAAATGTTTGAAGAAATTATTAGTGCATTACAAGGAATGGATATCGGATACGAAGAGATGCCTGAACAAGGTATGCTTTCTGTTGAAGTAGGCCAAATGGATAAAATGCAATTGATTGAAGTTTTAAACATGGTTAACTCTATGGGTATGACTGTTACTGAACTAACAGACACAACCATGGTAGTTTCCTCAGGTATGACTCCTGAACCAGCCGTTGAACCTGTTGCAGAAGAAAACACTGAAGAAGATGCAGACCAAATGGCAGCCTTAGACGAAGCAATGTCTGGCATGTAATGAAAGAGTTAGTCGATAAGTATATAGACCAATGTATAATTATTGGTATCTTAACTCCTGAGCAGATTCGAAAATACCCACTAAGATCAGGCAACGTTGCTGCTGTGCTTAAAGCTTATGCACTACACAGTAAGTTGCCTTTTACTTTGGATAATAATGATATTAGTATTTATGACAACTACAAACTTTATTTAACAGAAGATGGATATCGTTGGCTTATTGATGAATTTAAAAAGTATACATTAATTTTTTTAAGATCAACGTTTCAACACCTTTTTGTTAATCTAAAAAATATAACTGATTTAGAAAAACATACTGGTCTCAATAATTTAAAAGGAGTTACAGGTATTAATTATAAAGAAGGTACACTTAATGGTGCTTTACTTATTCAAAAACAAGGTGCGCGTACGCATGAATTATATTTTACAACTCTTGCTGAAGCTAGACAAGAAGTTATTAATCTAACTAGATTCTATCCAATAGAAAATTTTACACTATATCGTATGAGCAAAACAAAAGGTGTATACTATAAACAAAGGGTTCCTTTAATTTTGGAAACCAATCGTAGGGGAATGTCAATCAACCTACCCCACTTGAAAGGTAAACTATGATAGCGTTAGAACAATTTACAAAAACTGAAGTTAAATTAATTCACTTAGTAAACTTATGGAACTTTGCTGAAAGTGTACCGATGGCGTATGATAAACTTTTTGTTTCTGATCCACACGAACTTGCTACCGTTATTGGACAAAATACAACGTATCATGACTGGCAAATGTTTTTAGCAGACAGCCGTGTTCAAGATTACATCGACCGTATTATTTATACTCAAGCAGGGATTATTGTGAATAAGTATATGAAAGACGGTGTGCATGTTGGAATGGCGGATGCTACTAAACTAAACGCGGCGATTAAATACCGTGATGATCACCGTCCTAGTTTTGCTACGCCTGTGCAATACATTTATATTCAAACGCCTTTAACTTCTGAAGAAGCAGAATTTTTACCTAACGTTCCAGAAAATAAAAAGCCAGGATTATAATATGCCAAAGTCAATTCTTGATACGCAACGATTTATTGATCAAGACACTGGCGAAGTGTTTGATGTTGTTCAGCCTGCGATTGTTCCGTCAGTAGAAGAAGCTAAGCCACAAATTATTCGTGTTGATAATATTCAACACTGTCCACGTTGTAACAAACCTTTAGTTGCAGCTAAAGCAATTAACGGCAGTGAAAGTTTGAGCTTTAAAGAATGTCCACAATGTGGAACGCTTATTAATACATTTAAACCTACAGCATATCAAGCCATGTTTCTTCGTAGACGCGAACGTTATAAGATGACAGCAGGTGGTTACGGTTCAGGTAAGTCTCGTGCTAATATTGAAGATGTCATTAAACACATTCTGTTAATACCTGGAGCACGTGTTGCAGTGACTGCACGAACATACCCAGCGTTAGAAGCTACGTTTGTTAAAGAGTTTTATAGTATTTTTCCTACAAAACTTGTTCGACGTAAGAACGATCAAAAGCACGAACTACAACTTACTAATGGTTCTGAAATATTGTTTCGTTCTTTCGATGATGAAACAAAACTTAAATCAATTAACTTAACGATGGCAGTTATTGTTGAATCATCAGATGTACAGTACGGTGCATTTACCATGTTACAATCTCGTATCCGTAATACAGCAGCGATGATTCCAGAAGTAAACGCAGACGGACAGCCACAAATGCAGTGGGATCCAAACCAACAAGTTTATAAACCTAAGTACCGTGTTGATACACGCCACATTAATCTTGAAACAAATCCAGACTCAGGTTGGGTTAAGTCAAAGTTTCTTTTAGATTCTGCAACGGTAGAATTTTATGGAGACGCTTATAACGAAGGCTATAAGTTTAACAAAGAACGAGATCCACAAAAATATACACAGATTATTTCTACAAGTGCTAACCCATTTTTACCTGCAACCTATGAAGAAGAACAAACGCGTGGAAAATCTAAAGCTTATATCCAACAGTTTTATAAAGGTTCGTTTAACTTCTCAAGTAATCTAGTCTTTCCTAACTTTGGGGTGTGTATTGTAGCACCACATCCGTTGCCAAGAGCTTTCGATGAAAGTGGTAAGCGGGTTTTGTACTACGTTATAGGTGTAGACTATGGAATAAACGACCCGACTCACATAGTTTATGGTGCTTTTTCCACAGAAACCAAAAAATTGTACGTATATGATGAGCTCCGGGTTAATAATTCTGACATCAAAACCCTGGCTAAAGAGTACCGAAAAGCCACAAAAATTAACGGAACTGACCTAGATGGACTACTTATGATGCCTAAGTTTGACGGACGTAGTTACAGTAAGCGTGAAAGTAATCTTGTGACGATCGGAAGTATGTTTGAAGATGAAGGTTTATATTTTGAACCTTCGTTTGCTACCCATGACGCACGTATTATTAAAATGAATTCGTTACTTAACCACAGTCAAATAGAAGTTTATTCTACTTGTGAGTTTTTAATTGATGAAGCACTCAACTATAAATTTCAATTAGATAAAAGCGGAGCACCTACTGGTAAACCAGAAGACGGACGAGACCACGGTATTACTGCATTAGAGTTTATTGTTGTAGAACTTCCACACAATTTACAAGAATTAAAACTTAATGTATATTTACCTAGTGGAAAAAGTTTCGTTCATGATAAACAAAAAAATGTTATAATTAAAAAGACCCCGACTTATTATGACCCATTAAAGGAGAATACAACTAATGGAAATTCTGATAGCTATGGTAACAATCTCACTTATACTGGTAACGATCGTGTTGTCTTTGCAAGTAGTGTATTTGATGAAACTGATGAAACGTCCAGTGAAGAAGATAACTTCAACAAACCGCTCGGTGCGTGGCTCCCGAAGTAAAGAATTAGACAATGACGGAGACATCACTGCACCTATTCAAGCAATCATTGACGCTGCTAAACATAATACTTTAGGAGATAATCCTGAAACAGAACAAGAAGAATTAAGTGAACAACAAAAAGAAGACATTGCTAAAAAAGAACGCATTCGTCAAAAACAAATTGAAGAAGCAATTATCCAAAGCACACAACGTCAAAATGAAGCAATTGCTAAAACCTTTGAAGATATTATGGATGGTCCGGTTATGCCAGAGCCACCTAAAAAGAAAGAAGGTAAACAATAATGCCTAAGTTTACCTACGACATTTATAAGATTAAACAAAAGTTTGATGAGTTTCGTTCATATAAACAAGGACAACTACGCGAGTGGCGTTTAATTCGCTCATTATACAAAGGCGAATTTTGGGCATACTTTAAAAAGAATTTAAAAGAATACAGTATTACACCAGACTGGAACTACTTTGAATATGTTGTTCAAGGTTATATGAACTCTATTTATAGTGGTTCATTTATTGGTACGTTAACTCCACGATATATTCAAGATGAAAAAACAGTGCAAGATCTTAATGCGTTTATTGCTTACAACTGGAGTAAGTGGGGAATGAAAAATAAATTCTTACACGTCGGCGAAAACGCTGAGTTATATAACGTCGGTGCTATGCGTGTTGACTGGGACAGTGCTAAAGGACATATTAAATTAAAAGCAGTATCTCCCCAAGAACTTTACTTTGATCCTAGTGTTGATTCTTATAAAGAAGGTGAAGCAATTTTTATTGAACGTGCCGTTAACATTGATACTTTAGTCAACAACCCTGACTTTAAAGATGGGGTTAAAGAGTTTATGGAAAAGTATAAAGGCGTTATGAGTGATAAAACTGCTAACAATCGTATTGCTGGTTATGAAAATTATACCATTACTAACAATCGCACTGTGTCTTTAGTCGAATGTTTTATGCGTAATGAAAACGGCAGTATTGATCAAATATTTATGTTGAATGAAGATACAATTATTTATGAAAATATAAACATTCCGCTTAAACGTTTTCCTGTCGTTGTGTTTACTCCACAACGCCCAGACGGTAATCCCTATGGAAACTCTAAGTTAACTAAGATTCTTAACACAGTTGTTGCTCTTAACATGCTTGACTCAATGGAAGCTACACAACCGTACCGTGTACTTAATCGCGTACGCTTTGTTAATACTGACGGCCGAATTAATATGCGCTCGTTTGCTGACTACGGTGGTACACCTGGAGCTTCGTTTGAAACAAAAGGTGACCCACGTAATTTAGTTTACTACGTAGATGTTCCTGTTATTCCAGATCTTAGCAACATTAAACAACGTTTAGAAAATTCTATTTTTCAAGTTACTGGTGTAGATCCTTACTATAAAGGTCGTATGACAAATAGTATTCAAACTACTGGTGCTACTCAAGCTTTCCAAGCGCGTGTAACAATGCTAACAGATAACTCACGTATTACTTTACTTGAAGAATTTTGTGAAGATTTAACTAAGCTAGTACTTGAATATTACTTTGCATATGGTGGCGATAAAACATATACTGTGCCAAAGTTATCTGCTACTGGAACTAATAAAATAATTGAGCAACGTAAAATTCAATTCGATGTATTGCGTGAGCGTGGCATGAAGTTTGATTATAATATTGCTGCTTCTACATTACTGCCAATGAACCAAGCTAACTTGTTTGATTCAGCTAAAGCTTTGTACGAAATGCAAGCACAGTATCAAATTAAACCACAAATTATTACTCCACAAGATTTGCTTAAATACTCGGACTTCCCACAAAAAGACTTATTCTTACAACGCTTAGAAAAAGAAGCTCAAGATAGTACAGCAGAAACATTAGTTGCTGATCTTACAAACTTCGCCTCTATCTTTAGTAGATTGCTATCACAAGGATTATCGGAAGAACAAGCAGCTCAACAAGCTATTACAATTTTAATTGAAGAAAAGAATGCTATCCAGCAAGACCCACAAATGGGACAAGGCTTTAAGTAGACAATTGTAAAAGTTTACACAAAGAACACAAGATATACACATCTTGTGTTTTTTATATGGTATGATATACTTAAGAAAACCAAGGAGGCTTTATGCCAAAAAAGACAGACGTAATTAAACTCTCGTTTACTGCAGACATGGTTAAAGGTGAATTAGAAGCACGTATTGTTCCCAAACAAAAACGTGGTGTGATGACAGATATTAAACCTTATTTAAACGTCATGCTTAGCAGTGTCAAAGTTGGATTGACTGCAATCTTAGCTGACTTGCCTGTACTGCGACCTGCAACAAAAGCTGAAGTTGAAGCTAAAGTATATATTTTTAAAGATGAAAAAAATGATAATGCGTTATATGTTACACGCAAAGCAGTCTATCAAGCTGTTGCAGATGTATTTAACAACACATTAAAAGATTTATTTCCTGATGTTGAGTTTATTGGAGAAGCAATTAAATACCAACAAACTACAGTTACAGAAATGAAACCTGAAGAAGTAGCAGACCACAAACGCTTTATCGAAGATATTGCTAAAGAAGTTAGAGAGGAGGTACCTCTTAAAGATGATGGAACCCTTAAAATGTGACAAGTGTGGCAACACGTCGCTAACATTACTAAATAGTAACATACAGGGTTTAAATAAAGTTATTGATATTTATTTCTGTCGGAAATGTCAAACAGGTAAAACTGTAGTAACGATGAGAGATGTTGAAGTTAATAACATTAAAGAAATAAACATAGATGAATTCGGTAATGTAGAAGACGATGATTCATACGAAGTACAAGAACCTGAAAATCCTTACGAGGATGATGATGGTGGATGGGACCCTAGCATCGGATGATATATTATAGTAGTCACCCTGACTTATATAAAGTTATAGAAATGTTTAATCAAATGTCTCAAGAAGATAAAAAATTCTTATTCTTTGATAACGAACAATTCTTTGTAAAATTAACAAACTTACATTATAAAGTTATTAAAGGGCAATGCGTTATGCTTCTTAATGAAGAAGGAAAACTAATTGGGTTTACAAGTTTTGATTTAAATAATGACAGTGAATTATTTATTACTGAAATGTATGTAGACCCGAAACATCGCTTAGGATCACTGCCTGTATTACTGGAAATGATTATTCAGTTAAAAATGTACATGCGACCTATACACTTTGTTGTCCACTTAGAAAATAAACGAATGCAAACACTAGCTAAATTTATTAAAGCTAAAGTTATAAAAAGTAAAGACGTTCAAATAGAATATGTCATCCACATTTAGGAGGTAAATAAATATGGAACAAATTAGATTCGTTGAATTAAAAGATGTCGCAATTGATAGTAGGTCTGTTGTAGCGTTTGGTAAGATTACAATTCCTGCTACACTGCAAACACCTGAAGCATTTGCTTTAACAGTTTGGTTAGCAGATGTTCGCGAACCAATTACTGCTACGTATACTGATTTAAAAGAACGCGACGAACAATACGCATTAATTAAAAAGGTAACGTTTACTTTAACGGATATTTAATATGCCAGAACAAACAAAGATTGAAGCTTTAATAGAACGTACAAGCAACGTACTTACAAATAAAAAGTCACGTAGCGTTATTTTTCTATTACTTTCATTACTTGTTGTTCTAGGCATTAACGGTGTGCTTCCTGTTATTGAAGGTCAAGCACAGTATACAGTCGGAGCTGTTGATACAACGTATGGTGAATACCTTACAATGAAAGAAGAAAACGTTAACTACCGTATTACGTGGTATTCAGAACAGGCAATTAACTTATACGTTGCTAACTACGTTATTGTAAACCCTGGAACAAATCCGTTTGAAGTAGAAATTCCTGCTAACTTTAAAGTTCAAGTCAACACTAAGTTTTTCTTTGAGTATCCATTCTGGTACATTACAACAACAATTTCATTAGGTTCCGCAATTATATTATTTTATAGTTTATTTAACTATCTTGTGACATTATCAAAAGAAAAGTACAAAAAGTTTGTTGACTTAAGTAAAGAAGTAGATGAGATGACAGAAAAACATTTAGACCCAGTTACGTTTGAACCGTGGATACATGATATCTTTAATCGCTTCCGTAAAATACAACAACATAAAATTAATGTTAAATTTAAAATTGACAAAATAGAACGCAAAGCAAACTATCATATACGAAAAAAACTTAAACCATACTTTGATAAACTTAAAGTTAATAAAGACGAAGCATCTGTTGTTCTTAAAAACTTAGGAAAACTTTCATGGAAAGAATGGAGTTACTTAAGAAAAAAAGAAAGACTACTACAACTACTAGAAGATGATTACATTGTTGAGTACGTTATTGATGGTTATGTTAAATATTTTAAATACATAAGTCCTATGTTTGTTTATAACGGAAGTGACAATGAAGGTGTAAGTGTAGATAGTTACTCTCTTATTAATAGTAACGAACGTCGAGTTGTACGTGATGCAGGTACTAAAGTTCTTTGGACAGTTGTGAATACATTCTTGTTTGCAATTCTTATTACAGTCACAGCAGTTTCTTCTTACCAACAAGATCCTTTCTGGATAATCATTAACGCTGTGTCTAAAATTGCACCTCTACTATTACAAGTACCTTTAGCAATAGACTATAGTAATGTCTTTATGGATACACAGTTAATGACAAACCTGATTAGTCGTCGATCAATTGGGTTGTTATATCTGGCTGAGATAAAGAAAGGAGTAACTAATGCCAAAACGAATTAGCGCAGATATTGATATGCAAATCTTAGCTGACGTGGGGTTAGGTATGTTAAACAAAGATGCTGCAAAAAAATATGGAGTCTCAGCATCTTATGTATCAAAACTATCTTTAGGTAAAAAAGTTCCTGATATACATATACCAAAGTCTACTACTATAGTTGATCAAAGCATTGATGTAAACCTGGCAACTATCCAAGATATTGAAACCATTATTAGGGATAATCCTGTTATAGCATCACAAGAAGAAGTTGAAAAGTTTATTAAAAATAAAATAAACAAATCCATTGTACACGCCAAACTATATATCGATTTATTAAAAATGTTTAAAGGAGGAAAATAAACATGAAATATAAATTTGAATTCACCGTCGAAGAAGTTAAAGTTATTCTAAACTCGTTAGCTAGATTACCATATGATCAAGTTGCTAAGTTTATTGAAACGATTGTAGAAACTCTTAATGCACAAGAGCCAAAAAAACCTGAAGGAGGTAAATAATTATGGCAGACAAAATTTCGTTAGGTGAAGCTTTAAGTCAAGCAGCAGGTAATGCACCTACTCCAACACCTACTCCAGCTCCAACTCCAACTGAACAACCAAAAGCAGATGTTGCAACTGTTACTGACAAAGCTGCTGATCAATTAGTTCAAGCTAAATTAGCTGAACCTACGCCAGCGCCGACAACTGCTGAAGTTAAACCAGCTGAAACCAAACCAGTTGATGTTAAACCAGCTGCTGAAGCTAAACCAGAAGAAAAGAAAGATGGCAAAGTTAACCCGATGAAAGAAATTCGGGATAAGTACGCCACTGAAAAAGCTAGTAAAGAAAGAATTGAAGCACTTGTACAACGTTATACTGCTGGTACTTATGAATTTAAATTAAAAGAATTCATGAAGGAAGGTAAAATGGATTATGACGCGATGGCTGCTGCAATGGATAAATCAGATACCGTTGTCAAAGCAGAAGCCAAAGGCATTACTCCTGAAGTCCAAGCTGAAATTGAACGTATTGATAGAGAAAAAGTTGAAATTCAAAAGCAAAGACTTCAAATTACCATGGACCGTGCCCTTAATAATCTTCAACAAAATATGAATATTAAAGGTGCGGACGTTAATAACTTCTTCAAAGATGCGATGTCTGTCAAGAAAAACCCGTATCAATGGTTAGCTCAAGGCGGAGACCTACAAGATCTTTATATCCTTGTTTATCGTGACAAGTTATTAAAACAACAAATTGATACCGCTGTTACACAAGCTAAAGGTAAGTGGGAAGAAGAACGTGCAAGACAAACTAAAGTTCCAGTCGCTAACCCAGCACAAAGCACACAACCTAAACCTATTAATAACAACGGCGTATCGTTATCAGACTTACTGACTGAAGCAAGTAATCGTAAGAAATAAAACTAAAGACACACCTTCGGGTGTGTTTTTACTAATTGAACTATTGTTTAAAAACTTTTGTGCTATAATCAAAATGTGAGGATCTTTTGAAATGTTAACACAAGAAGAATTGCTGTTACGTCTTAATCAGTTAACCTTAAGGTACAACCTTACTTGGTTTGATGTTAAGTACGATGCGGACAAAGCGATTAATAAAATTAATAGTTTTTTGGGTACAAAGTATCCAAAGCTTTCAACTACTATGAAATCACCAAATGATACTTATAGTATTCCTCGAACTGAAAAAGATGCAGCTGGAAATATAACTAGAATAGAAGACTTTGAAATTATAAAAGAAGAGTTTTTTCACAGCGTAATTATTCCTTACATTGCTTCAGAAATATTAGCAAGAGATGAAGAGTTTACTACTATTTATAATAAGTACTTACTTGAAATGCAAGAAGGTTTGTTTGATATGTTCCAAAAAGAATTTAATAGTGTTCCTGTTGAATTTAGACAAAACTCAGACCAAGGCGTATTTTTTGGGTTAGATACAGCACAAGGTCTTATCCAACATAATGAACGTAATTTAAATATTCCTACATTTCAATTTAGAATTAACTATTATCCAGACAATAACAACCTTTATATACCTGAAGGTAATTCTTTTACGAAAGATCTTAATGTATATTTGTATGAAAAACCAGCTGTACTTTTATTTCCTCAAGCACCCAATAATGTATTTGCTTCTATTGATGGTCAATTTATATACACATTTAATGGTTGGACTAGGCAACAAAAAGTTCTTAATGAAATCGGTGTTACTGCAGCAAATGGTTATACAGTTAACCAACTTACAGCAGGCGTAACAATTATTATGCGTGCTGATCTTAGTCTGTATGCTTTTTGGAGTTTCATTAGAACTTTAGAAATTACAAATTTAGGATTAGTTAATATTTCATCAGCTGCACGTCCTAACCTTATAAATTTAATTATTCCAGAAACTATTGGAAGCATTATAGCTAAAACAATTAGAAGTAATTTTATTAATGACCCAGCACCGCCAGCTACAGATTTATTAACACAAGGTATTTATTTACCTAAGAGTATTTTAGAACTTCAAGCAAATGCTTTTAATGGTTTTAAAGGACATACAATTTCATTAAATCAAGGATTGCAAACAATAAGAGCTAATGCTTTTGCTGATACACCGGCATTATTTGAAATTGTAATACCTGACTCAGTAGTAACTATTGAAGGAAATGCGTTTCCAGTTAAACTTGGAAAACGACTTGTTATTAAAACACGTGTGTTAGAAATTAACAAACCAGCAGGTTGGGCTACTGTGCCAGCGAATCCATTAACACAAAATTACAATACAACATCAGGTAGTAATACTCTTACTGCTTCGTCTTCAGCAAATGTTACAGCCGGCATAAGTGTTGGTCAAAATATTACAGGTACTAATATACCTGCTAATACGGTTGTTACAGCTGTAGGTTCAACAACTATTCAAATTAGTAATAATGCTACTGCAAATGCTACAGGAACATTAATGACATTTACAGGATGGTATGCTAAAAATGTTGCAGGTAACACTTCAGATACTAGTTATAATGTAGAAATTTTATGGGGTTATAATGGCTAGAAAAGCTGTACAGGGGTACCCTGAAAAATCATATTACGATAACACTAGATACCTAGGAATTGTTGCAACTACGGATCCTTTAAACGAAGGACTGTTTAAACACATGGTAAACTTTGATGTGTCTGACACAGGACAATCCGTAGAACCACGTGATGGTTTTTTAACTACAATATTAAAAAATGCTAATCATATTTCATTAAGTGATAAAACTATTATTTATAAAGATAATACTTTAGGTGATTATATATTGTTTGACATATTTAGTAATGCAGCATACATAGCAGATGTATCAGCATACAATGTAGGTAAAGATGAAGCATATTATTTACCTATTAAATCTGTAATTGCTAATAAGCACTGGGATGATTTATTTACGCAAGTGTTAATTCCACAAGTAAGTTATGTCGCTGCTTATAAAAATACCACAACATTAGCAGCAACAATTACACAATTTATTACATCTATTAAACCTATACCTGATACAAAAATAGAACACATTTATGATGAAAATGGAATTAGTCGGGCTTTAGTAAAAGTTACATTAGATACTGGTGTTAATGGACAAACAGCTTTTAATTTTATTATCCAACTTCGTTACCGTCAAACTGCAATAGGACCCTACGCAGCAGACACACTTATTATTGAAGGACTTCCTTATATGTTTGAGCATCCTACACTTGCTCCAAGCGAACGTAATATTGCAGTAGCTAAGTCTATTATTCCTAGTACATTTCAAACATTGTATACTCAAGCAACTAGACCTGATGGGCATATTAGTAGTCTAGGTAATTTTATTTATATTTACAATGATCAAGAAGAATATGTTAATAATCTTATTTTTAAAAATATTAATTACAATATTAAACCATTTTTTACTTTAAATCCTGCTTATGTTGATCTTAATAATGAACCAGGTTCAACAGATAAATGGGCTTATAAGTTTGAAATATTTAATAGTAGTGTTGATATATCTTCTAAAGACAAAGCAACTTTGTTTAAATCGCCTTGGATGAAATACAGCGATAAATTTTCTAGACCTATTGAAGTATTTCCAAAAGGTAATAGAAACAGTGTTATTTCTTTAACAGCATCTAATAGACAACTTAGACACTATAAAGGTGCACGTTATACTATTTTTGTTATGCCTAGAGATTTAGTGCCTAGTGTAAGTTCACTTGTAAAAACTGATGGTGTTGTAACAGAAACTTTTCCTAGAACAAATCAAGATGGAGACTTTGATCCAATTGCATCCGCTCCTTTTTTTCTTAGCTACAATGATTTAATTAACCGTCAAAACAACTGGATTACTGAAATTAATAAAATTAAAGATATAAAAACATTAATCGAAACTATTACAACTTTAGGTAATAATGCTTTATTTTATTTGTATGATATACAAGCAAGTCCTTCAAGTGATATTTATCAAACATTTGATGAATCTATGAATGGTTCAAGCAACTATCAAGTAGAAACGCATATTATAGAAAAAGAAACTGCTGGCGATTTGTATAATATTTTTTTAAACGATGAAGAATTAATTACGCGTATTAAAAACGAAGGTATTTTTAATGTAGATAATAAAGATATTGTTTTTAAATTACTACCGTTTGGTTCTAATGACACTAGATTAGAAACAAATACAGTTGTTAACTTTGCAAGTAGTAGTTTGTTTGGCGATGAAACGCCTGAGTTTGCTGCGACAATGCCTGCAACAACAGAAGGTAGAGTTTTAGGAACAATTATACAACATAGTAATAGTCCTTATACTGTATTTAAACACACATCAGGAGCTGCTTGGATTAGTCAAGGTACAGGTGTAGCAACTACTACTAATTTTATTACTGGAAATTATTATTATGATACACGTACAGAAAAATATTATTTGTGGGAAGCTGCTACAGGCAAAACAGGGAGAATGACACCTGTAACTACTGTTCCTAATTCACAAAAATTTACTTACCGTTGGGTATTTAATGAATTAAATTATTGGAAACCAAGTGATACTGATGTTACTGTAAATCCTTATGTTGATTATATTAACGTATATAACGGCGTGTCTAATAATAGCGAAGGTTTTTTTGAATACGACTGGAGTAAACTTGAGTATGTTCTAAAAACAGATTTAAATACTTTAGAAAGTACAACATTATCTACTACAATAGATTTTACAAGTTCAGCTTTGTTTCACAGTTACGGAACGCAACAGCCGCCTTATTATTACGCTACAAATCCTAACGGAGTTGTTACTGCTGCTTTTAATACTGTGATCCAAACACCTTCGGTTGTAATAGGAGGTACAACAGTTAGTCCTATTTATAGGCAAACTACTTCTCCTTCAGGGAATACATGGGTAGCAATAAATAGTTCAGGAACACCTCCTGCAACTTCTTTTATACAAAATTCTTTATATAAAGATACACGTACTGGATTTTTTTATAAGTGGAATAACAGCACAGGGTACACAGGGTATATGACACCTATAAGTTTAAATAAACCTAATCTCAAATCATTAGGATTTTTTGATAAAAATGTTAGTGGAATTTTTTACATACGTCCTTATGAAGAATCTGAAATTACTGATAAAGATTTTGAAGAACTTGAAACAATTAAAGTAGCGTGGGGAGCTGCTTCTTTTACACAATCATTTAATGTCACTTATGGATACGATGCTTTAAGTGTTACGTATATTGATAAAGAACTAGATACTATTCCAGGAAAGATACAATCAAGTAATACAATGACTGTTTTTGAAAACAGTCGATTACTGTTATGGAAAGATAATGTTTTATATATTTCTGAAGAAGGTAAGTTTTATTGGTTTAAAGAACGTAACCGTATTGAGTTTGGAGAAAAAATTGTAAAAGTATTACAGTACAAAACAATTATTCTTGTATTTACAATACAACATCTTTACGCCGTGTATCGTGTTGAAACACTTAGTACGCAACTTAACACAGCTACAAATCAAATTGAACAAAATGTAACTGGTTCAGCCTGGCTTAAACAAATTGTTTTATATAATCTTCTTGTTAATATTGACTATGCAGATGTTATTCAAATATTTAATCAAATGGTTTTATTTTATTCTGAAGATGGACAATTATTTATGATACGTCCAAGTAATACTATTGACAGCGAAACTCGTTTTAGTATTCAATTTTTAAATAAAGCAGCCAATGATATTCTTAAAAACTATCATAATTATATAAACGAACGTTTAGCTTCTTATGGAAGTGCTATGCGTATTACAAAAGAAGAAGTTAAAATTAAAGCTTTAGTGTCTATTAACTTTATTAAAATTTTATACTATGTACCAGGCGTTATTACTTACATGTTGATTTATGATGTTATTAATAATCGCTATACTACTTATGATACTTTAACGTTTACAGAAATATTTGATAAATGGTTTATTCAAAGCGGAGATTTATTTATTACAAAGCAAAATAACAATCTTTATTTTACAATGCCTTACGTAGAACCAAACATTAGAGACAACCACGTTGATATGACATTTACTAATAATTTTAAAAAAGAAGGTATTAACTGTTTAATTGATACAGGTAATATGAATTTAAACAACCATCTTTTTAAACGATTCCGCGACTTACATGTTACTTTTAAAAATCTTAATGCAAGCAATGTATTATTTAATCTTGAAACAATGATCGATGAAATTGTTGCTAAACCTTTTTATAACCAACAACTAGAAGTTATTGATTCAAATAATATTTCGTACTATGTTACAGTTTCTAAAGCTGATAATAAAGATTTAATTGAACTTGTTGATGTTAATATGATTTCAAACACAGCTACTGATGTTATTAAATATTCCTTAACTAATAATCTTTTTGAAAACAATAATATATTGATGGATTTTTCAGACTATTCATCTAGCAAACTACTTACACATCGAACAAGTATACTAGGATTAGGTAAAGTATTTAGACTTAAACTTCAATTTATATCAAAAGGTTTATATAAACTGCAAAACTTTGGTATTATTTATAAGGAGAGAAGAGTATGATTTTAAAACTAACGAATCAAAAAGTAGAAGTTCTGCTTATGAAAGTTCCTGAATTAATTAAGGAAACTTCTATTCACTATGTTTTTGAATCTGACACTGAACACCTACATCCTATTTTGTTTATTAAAGAAAAACAATATAAAGGAAACCATATTGTAATTAGTTTACCAGAATCTTTTGACAATGTTATTTCTTTTGTGGTTAAGCTATATGATGATAATGAAAAAGTTGTTCACATTTATCAAGGCGAATTAGCGTATAATAAATACCAGATAACGGGTACTAAACCTGTTCGTCCAGATTTTGAAAAGTATATTCACACGCTTGAATTAGAAGTATTAACATTAAAAGAAACTATCAACCGTTTAATTATTGAACACGAAAAAGCTATTAATGATTTAGTTCTTATGTATAAAAATCTTATTAAAGAACTTGAAGAGAAAGGAGAAATTATATGAAGTTAAAATTTAGACTTAATCTACAACAGTTTGGTGGTGCATCTACTGTTGATGTAGATGGAACAACGTATAGTACTTCTTTGGGTGGAACTAATGCTTATTTTAATTTAACAGAAGGTGAAATTAAAACATTAATTACACAAATTAATGAAAACGGAGGACCTTTAAGTAGAACACAGATTAACGCTTTAGGTATCGTTGGTGGTGGTGTTGAAGGCGACCGAATGGATAATGTGATTGAAGCACAAGAACGTATCATTGCACAAAACCCAAGCAAGTTTGGGTTTACAACACAAGGATCTAGAGGTCTTACAGCACCTGAAAGTGAACCAGGCCAAACATCAGCCTTTAATGAATACTATCGTGATCTTTATTCTTTAGATGCTGGAACTTCTGGTGCAGACATGTTAGGTCGACTAGAACAATCTTATGCTAACCAAGCACAGCAAGCTGCTACAATGGCCGATGTAGGATTCCAGCAAGCAGCATTACAACAAGCAAGTACTGTTAAACAAATTACAGACCAAGTAAGATCAGAACGTATGGCACGATTAAGAGCTGGTATGAGTGAATCTCAAATTGCAAACCAAGACATGCAGATGCTAATGACGAATGTTAATACATTAAATCAAAATGCACAAATGTTAAATGATCAAAGACTACAAGCACAAATTGGTATGAACACTTCACAAGACCAAGCATATACAGACTTCTTAGCACAGTCTGCTCAACGAGGTCAAGTTGCTGCTGGTATGGCTGCCTCTGATGCAGGTGATGCTTATCAACAAACCATCCGTCAGATGACAACTTTGTATGGTAATGATCCAACACGATGGACGTCTCAACAATGGTCGACTGTGTCGAACCAGGTAACTGGTCAAAATCAGACTAAATAGAAAGGAGGAATAATTTATGGAACAAGTTATTCAATTTTTAGAAGAGTATTGGGGAGTGTCAATTGCGGGTGGTGTGACTGTAGGTACACTGCTAACGTTTATTGTTGTGCAAGTTAAGTCTATCTTGCAGTTCAATGCATTACGTATGCAAAGCACGGGTCAATTATCTAACTCTAATCAGTTAGTCAAAGACATTGCGCAAAAGTACAATGCTTTAGAAGCACGACACCAAGAATTAGAAGCTAAGGATCGTTACTTAGAACAAGTTAACCTAGCTACATTCAAGGCATTGTCGTATATTGTCATTGCATCTAAACTTCCAATTGAAGATAAACTATCTTTACAAGAAGAGTTTACTAAGTTAATGACAGTTAAACCTGTTGTTTCTGAAGGAAGTGCAAGTGTTACACCAACATTACCTAAACCAATTGTAAGTCAAGAAGTGGTAACACAAACAGTTGAAACTGTTGTTAAAGCCGCAGGAGATTTATTAAGTAAATACGTAGGAGCGAAGTAATGAGCACCACACCTAACTATGCAAAGTTAAAGAATACTTACTATTGGATTGGATTTCTAATAGGATATGTTTTACCTTTTGCATACTTTGCAATTAAGTTAGGATTTACTGAGGCGCCTGTTTCCAGTAGACTTGTCATGCCAACGATTATTGTAGGCACCATAGGAATTATTAAACTAGCTTCAGATATACCACAATGGGTTAGCGCATGGGAACCTAGTCTATTTAAAGGTTTAGTTAAAGCGAGCCCAAAGATATTATTGTTTATTGTGTTAATTACATTAGGTCTTACACTTAAGTATGTAATAGAAAATGCAATTGATGTAGCGTTTACATCATACTTTGAAACAGTCATTGTATTGTTTGGAAGCATGGCAGTTGCTAGTGTGTTTGATGCGTTTCATCTTAAATATAAAGAACTGTACCTTCTTTCTAAAGGCTACGTGTTAGGCGTAGTAAACAAATAACATGGCAGTTTTTCTTGAAAAGAAACCCACATTAGTTAGAAACGGGATTGTTGAACAAGTTAAACAAGCCGCGAATAGTTTAACGATCCAAGAATGGAATCAAGTTGTTAATACACTTAAGCTTCAAGCTAACGTAACGGTCGAGTATCTTGAAAAATTACATAAAGCTTTGTTTGGTACGTACACAAGTGCTACCACTGGGCTTAATGAGTTTGAAGATGAAGGGGTTATTAATACACTTTTATCAATACTTGAGGAATTTAATATTGCTAACTTACAAGACGGACAGTTTATTCGTTATGACGGAACTACTGAAAAGTTTAAAGCAACGACTGCTAATAAAGTTGTTGTATCTCAAACTGAACCAAATGATAACAAATCAAATGATCTGTGGTTTAACATTTAAAAATTATGTTATACTAAAAAAAGGAAAATAACATGGCAACAAAAAAACCAATTGAAGTTATACAACCGGAAACACTTAACAACGGTGTTTTACTTGTTGATCAAAGTAATGAAATTGAAAAACTTAAAATTGTTTTATTTGAAAAACAAAAAGAAGTTGAATCTGCAAAACATGATTTAAAACAAATTATTAAAGAACGTGATGAAAAGACGCAACAAATTTTTGATAGAGATAAAGAAATTTTACGTTTAAAAGAAGATATTACTGGAAAAACACGTGAAGTAGAATTTCAATCAGGCAATAAAATTAAAGAATTAGAAAATCAATTAAGTTTAAAATTAAAACAATACGAACAAGTATCATCTAAATTTAATGAATTAGCTAAATTATTTGATGAGTATATTAAAAGCTCAGATGATATGATAGAATTACAGCAGATGTTATTAAGAAATAATTTGCGTACAAAAGAACTATTGCAAATTAAAATAAAAGCCTTTAATGGCGAGGGAGATAACAAAAAATGATTATAAAAAAATGGGACACTACGTTAAATAGTGGTGCAGGTGGTTGGGCGGAACAGTATCCAAAAACTGTTGCACAAAAGATTTTTGATAATGCAGGTACTACTTCTATATTTGATGTTAATGATAGAATTAAAGTTGCTTACTTACCTAACGCAGTCTTTGATAGTTTATATTTTTATAGCACAATAACTTCTGGACCAAACTCTTTATCAAGTTTAGCAGATGGCGCTCTTACAAACGCAGCAAGTATTAACAGAAGTGCATTGGGTTATTATTGGGTTTCAAACGGAAGCTCTGGGGTTACCGCACAAGCAACATCAGTACAAATTGGGTCTTTATGGTACAGAACTGAATTAAATCCAAGTGATGAAGGAACTTATGGTGGTGGTATTACAGGCTCATCATTAGAAGCTGGTGACTGGCTTGTTATTACAAAAATTACAGGTGCTGGTACAAGCGGTACTCCTTATGTTGTTACTTTTGGTGTTGTTGAAAACACTTATGAATTAATGACTGGCGCTACTAATGCAGCTAACGGTGCGCCAGGGCTTGTTCCTACTCCTTTAATTGCAAACGAATTACAGTTTTTAAGAGGAAACGGAACGTGGGCTACACCAACAAATACTACGTATGCAGTTGCTACAGCAAACGGTGATGACATTTACAAAGAAAAAATTAATTTAACTGGAAGTGACAGCTCAACTGATACTGTTCAAATTGCTGTTAATGCAACATCTTTAAGAACATTTACAGGTCTTACAACTAACGGCAGTACTACTATAGCTTCGGTAGCAGACACTGCAGGTTTACTAGTAGGTCAATTAGTTACTGGAACTGGAATTCCTGCAAATGCATTAATTACAGATATTAATCCTAATACTAGTGTAACTATTAGTATTGCTGCTACTGTTAATGGTGGTGCTACTTACACTGCTTCAACATTTGGTTTAACGATTGAACAAGCTTCTGACATTATTACTATTAGACACGCTGATACTTCTTCAACATCTAATCTAGCTTCTACAGCAAGAACTTATGTTAGTGGTTTAACATTTGACACCTTTGGTCACGTCATTGGATACACGACCGGTAGTGAAACTGTTGTTAATACAAATACAACATATGATCTTACTGTACCTGAATCTACAACAACTATTCGTTTAGCTGGTTCAGATACTACAAACGATGATATTACTTTAAGTGCTGGTACAGGCATGACAATTACTCGTAACAGTGCGACTCAATTAACTTTTACCCCCACTGCGTATACTGCTGGTAACGGTATTAGTTTAAGTAGTTTTGCATTTAGTGTCGGTGCTGGTGTTGGTTTAACACAAGAAGCGACTGGTCTTAAAATGACGTATCCTGTGTATCATGGAGATACGTTACCTACTACAAATATTTCTGCCAACGCTATTGGTCTTGAATGGTAATGTAGGGGTTAGGTAATCCCTATGAAAATTAAAAAGTGGAATGGATCTGCTTGGGTACAAGATTATCCTGAAGTAGACATTTCTAGTATTGTTGCTACAGGTACTCCAAGTGGCACTACTTTTCTTCGTGGAGATGGAACGTGGGCGGTGCCTGCCGGTGTAGATAATTATGTAAACATTACCGGCGATACGATGACAGGTGCGTTAACAGTTAATAATAATTTATTTGCTAATCGTTATTACCAAAATGCTAACGGAGTTCCTACAGGAAACTTAGGAAATCCCACCGTCACTGAAATGGCTTTGTTTGATGAACAGTTTTATAATCAAACAGCGTTCTATGATATTTCAAGATTAAAATTTTATAGTTCTACTGATGGTACAACTTGGACAGAAATTACAACTATAACAGACGGACAAAAACGTACGTTAGTAGGTGGTGATAACGGCGGTGGTGTAACTATTCCTAACTTAACACCATACTATCGTATTGAAATCACTAATAATGGCAACTATGTATTTTTAAATGCTTTGTATTTATACATGACCACAAGTTCTCACGCAACATCAGTTAAAATTAAAGCACGTCGTAGAAGTGATTTAACTTTTGTAAATTTTGCTACTAGCAGCAGTACTGTTAATTTATGGCCTGGTCACGTTTACTTACCTTTTAGTACCATTCCTTATTTAACAGGCGGAAGTTCTTCAGGACATTACGATATTGTTCATATTGATTTTCAACCTATTTGGTCTGGTGATCCTACTTATGGAACACAACCTATTTTTATTCAGAAACTTCAAATTTGGGGTGGTTATCCTGCTGGTAAACGTAATGTATTTTCTACAGATGAAAATGCAAACGTTGCTTTTCCTGCTGCTTTAACTGGGACTCGTTTAATATCTACTATTGCTACAGGCACATCCCCGTTAGCTGTTACGTCTACTACTGCTGTAACTAATCTTAACGCTGACTTACTTGACGGACTTCACTCTAGCGCTTTCCTTAGAAAAGACATCGGAGATGTAGCAGTTGGCAATCACGAGTTCTATGCTACAGCTACTAGTGGTAACTACGACACTGCAGCAATTGAAATAAGGGAAGTAAACCTTGTAACTAGTACTCAAACTGCGGATGCTTATGCTCCATCTATTTCTTGGCATTGGGGCGGAATAACTGCAATGAAGATGTTTTTAGCCGCTAACGGCCAGCTCAACGTTGTTGGAGCAACTTCTGGTCAAATTTGGCACAGCGGTAACGATGGTGCTGCTTCAGGACTTGACGCTGACTTAGTAGATGGTTTACATAGTAGTAGCTTAGTTCAAACAACAGGTGATCAATCTATTAGTGGAACTAAAACATTTACAGGTAACGTTAATATTTCTGGTATTTTAGACTTGACTAATGCAGGAGTAATAGGTGCTTTAGATTTAAGTAATAACTCTATTACTGGTGTTAATAACATTGTCATTACTGATCCCGGTCCAAGTGAAGGTATTCAGTGGGCTGGTGGTAATGCCTGGGCAATATATGAAAGCCCAAACGATTTAACAACCAACTCAGGTGGTAACCTACAAATTGTTCAAAGCACAACTAGAAGAGCAACTTTTAACACTTCTGGTCAGTTAGAAATACCAGTTTCTACAGGGACTGCTCCTTTTGCTATTACTTCTACTACATCAGTTACTAACTTAAACGCAGATACTGTAGATGGTTTTCATGCTGCAGGTTTATCAAAACGTGTTAACTTAGCAGGACAAGTTCAAACAGCATCTTATAGAAAATCTGTAATTGCTTTATGTGAATTAACTAATACAAATCCAAGTGCTAATAGTTATTCTATTGGAATGATTACATTCCATAGAACTAATGGTTTAGAAGCACCTGCTTTAATGCAAATTGCAATGGAGAAACGTTATAACGTTGTTGGTGCAAACTATACTTCTTTAGTTCAATCTGGTGATAGTTTTGGTGATAACGTTCAATATATTAAATTCCAGTATAACGGTGTTTGGTATGGTGGTATTGAATTCTTTTTTAGTGCTGCAGAATTATCTGAAGTTACATTCCATGGTGAGTCTAACTTCGCTATTTTTGGTTTAGATTATTTTAATACACAAACTTCTACTGTTATTAATTCAGAAATAAATAGTAGTATAACAGTTACTGACATGGTCGCTGAAAATGATTTATTTATAAATAATAATAAAGTTTGGAATGCTCAGAACGATGGTAGTACATCTGGCTTAGATGCTGATCTGTTAGATGGGCTTCATGAAAGTTCATTTATTAGAAGTAATGCAGATGATACAGTTACAGGAACAGTAGATTTTACAGGTGGTTCAGGTTCTGTCCCTGCAATTAGAATTAAATCTGGTGGAAACAGTTGGTCTGAGGGGCTTGGAATACACCCTGCTGCAGATAACGGTTTTGCTTTAGCTGTATTTAGACCTAGTGCAACTCTTGCCACTATAACGAGTGCTTGGGGAATTGGTAATTTAGGAACAAACTCAACAAACAATTTTGGGTTAATTAGAAATGGACTGACAGGTGGTGTTGGATTAAGGGTAGATAGTGTATTTGATGTTACACAAGCAGGTGTATTTAGATTTGGTTTTAATCCTACTGTAGGTTCAAATGCTATATGGCATGCTGGTAACGATGGAACAGGGTCTACATTAGATGCTGATCTTCTTGACGGAAATCATGCATCGGCGTTTTTACTTACAACTGCACGTAACGCAGCAAACGGAGTTGCTCCGCTTGATGCAACTAGCAAAGTTCCTGTTGCGAACTTACCTGATTTTATTACAGGTGCAGGTCGTGGTTTTTATTTAGTAGGTACTATTAGCGGTGCTGTTTCATTAAGCGCAGCTTCTACTGGTTTAGTTGCACAATTAGTAGCTTTATCAGGTGGCGATTATGAAAACATGTATGGTTACATGTGGACAGCTGCAGCGGAAGTAACTTTAACTTGGACTGATCAAACTACTTTAGGTCCAGTATATCAATATCACGTATTAACTCCAGGAGATGAAGGCGACTCAACATCACCAGTTACTTTAGAAGCCGGCGATATGATCGTCTTTACAAAATATAGTAATGTTGCAGGAAACGGCGACGATCAAGAATTTACTTTTTCTGTCATCAATAGTAGTGATCCACGGTTTGCTAATTACTTACCTTTAAGCGGCGGGACGATGACCAATAATATTTTATTTGCTAATAACGTAGATAAAGGTATTACGAACGCCGCGGGCACGGCTTTGTTTTACTTGGACGACCAGTACGGCAACACCTACATAAAGTCAGACGACGGGGTGTACCTCCAGGGCAACACGTTCTACTACAGGAACCAAAGCGCGGTGTACAGGTTCTACGTAAATGGCACGAGCGGCAACGTCGGCATCGGCACGACCACGCCCACACATCTATTACAAGTCAATGGTTCTAATGGAATACTTTCTACATTTAGCGGTGCAAGTTCATCTATCCAACTTGGCGCTGATGGTAATGGTGGGGTTATTCGACCACAAACGGTTGATAGATTAAACTTTACACAAGCAAATGGCACAAATGTAATGACCATCAATGGTGCTAATGTTGGTATTGGAACAGCGAGTCCTGTTGCAAAACTTGATGTTGCTGGTGGTGCAAGAATAGTTGGAGTAGTTAATATAGTTGGCGATGGTGGAGTTAAACGATTAGCAATGGATTTTGATGACGCACTTGACGCAGCAACTATATTTGCTATTCAAGATGGGGTTGCTTATAAAAACCTTATTCTACAAGGTTCGGGTGGTAA